ATCTCCGGTATTGGTTGCCGCTGACTGATTTCCGGTATTGGTTGCCTTATCGTCTTCCCAATTAACTTGCTCTTTGATGTATTCAACGCCAGCTTTGATAATTCCAGCAATTCCAATTTCTGCTTTCACGGAAATTTTCTTCCCAACTCTCTTGCTATCATCAGATGATTTCTGATTATTCGCTTCAAGCTCAACTTCACAATATCTGGAATCTGAAGGAGGATAATAATTAAATACATCCATCGGGAATTCGCAAGCATGGAATCCACAATTACAAATGTCTGCTTTTTCTTCTGTGTATTCTTTTCCAATTTCATACTGGAAATCTCTACACTTTAAATCTTTGTCAAAGCCTTTAAAACATTTCATTTTTCCTTTTCCTCCTTCGATTCTTCTACATCAAGCCCAAGCATTCTAAATGCCATGTCCTTTGTGAAATCATAATCTTTCACGCTATTCGCCCAAGCTTCAAATGCCTTTAATCTTCCAACCAGAAGTGCATATTCTTCATTGGCGTTCTCTGGAATATAATCTGTGCTCTTAGTTTCTCCCATGATTAGTCCTCCTTATCTTTTGCTCCAAATTTTTTAAGCATTTCTTTCAGATGCGAAATAAACGGAATAATTGCATCTATCTGTTTGGAAGTTTCCTTGATTTCTTTATCAAGTTCTTCCTCGTTCATAAGGCCATACTCAAATGAATGTCTAAGCTGCTCTTTTATTTCTTTCTCTTCTCCACCATTTTTTGCGAACATCTTTTTAATTTCATGGGTGATAACTGCATACTCTGAAAGAATATCAATCCCTTTACCAGAAATATTAACTAATCCGTTTTCAAATTTAATCATTGTTTTTCCTCCCTATTTTCTTTTATTCTCTCCATCTGAATGGTATAATGTGTTCAGAAAGGAGGTATGTTAAAATGTTTCTCAAATTAAAAGTTTCCTGTACTTGTCATTGCGATTACTATATAAGTGAAAGAATAAGTACAGACAAGGTTGTGTGCCCGAATTGCGGAAAGGAACATCCTTATTCTCATAAAATAATTTCAATGCTTCATGCCGCAAATGAGATTGATGATGGCAATGTTCCCGGAGCAGAAACAATAAAAACTTCCGTTATTTCTGAATGGGAAGATGTGACTGAGCGTCAATAACAATCTTCATGTACTCTAAAAAGCCTTTCGCTTCAGTGGCGGACAGACCGCATTCGGCAATTTCGTTTTTTACTTTTTCTACAAGGTCGCTTGCCTTCTGTCCGTTTTTGTGGCGATATAACTGATATATTTTGGAATCATAATCGGATAACCTTTCAGCAACGTAATCATCTGCTAACATTCTTTGTTCACCTCCCCTATTCAATAATTGTAAGATCTTCATCCACCGCAAATGGTTCAGTAACAAATATTCCATCTTCTTTAAAGAGAAGATCAATTTCAACATGTTGCTTATTTGCACACTTCACAACAACTACATTCTCATTTTCTTCTTTGGTATGTGTGAACAAAATATCTGCAATTTCAAAACCTACAAGAGAATGAAAAATTTCTGGATTATCTCCATAAAATTCGTAGCTTTTAATATCTTTCACTGTTTTACCCTCATTTTCTTTCTGAATTAATATCATAATTGCAATCGCGAATCTGCATTTTTGTATTTGTACACGGTTGCCATCCCTTGATGTACTTCACAGCTTCCTCATATCTTAATTTTGGAATGTTGTTTCTTGCGTTTACACCGAAATAAGATTTCACATCTCGATTACATTCTGCGAATACTTTCTTTCCGATTTCTGAATAGGCATTAGATTTCTTTCCGCCCAACGCTTCAATAACCACTAGCGAAACCAGATCCCCAAGATATTTTTGCTGACCGTAGTCAATTGTCATTGTATTTTCAAGTTTTTCGATTCTTTCCTCATGATCTGCTGTGCCCTGGGCAAGAATCTGAATTTGTTCGGCAACCGTCAATGGTTTTCTGTAGGAACCTGTCTTTCGAATTTCTGGGAGAACTTTACTTGTCACCCAGTCTGTAAACCTTTCGGCAGATTCTTTTCTGCTCTGGAAAATCAATTTATACATATTGGGTTCATTTACAAAGTTAGCATTCTGCTTTCTCCCGATACCATCAATGACCTCATTTGTAATGACCCCATCTGCATTTAACCTTGTCTTTGCCTGGCTCGGATTTGAAATTTCTAATGCTTTGCATATATCAATCATGCAAAACCAAGGTTCATTATCAATAGTTATTGTCCGAATATCTCCGAACTCTGGCGAATTAAAAATCTGTAATTCGTTCATTATTCTCCTTTCTGTGATATAATCTCCTTTAGGAAGGAGGTGTTAATTTGAAAAGCTTTGATGATTTTTTAAAAACTGTTGACATGGAAAAACTAATCACCCCAACAGTTAGCACGATTGAAAATACAGATAATTTTGTAACTGCCATTACTGGATTATCTACCTCGATTGCCGTTAATCTTCTACGTCAGTATCACGAATGGATTTCTGAACAGCAGAAGTAATTCCATCAGAAACGCATTTTGAAATGCTTTTCCCATCAATATTAGTTTCAAAAATACGTTTCTTTTTAGAGGGCTCCAGGATATTATGAATAGCTTGGAGCTCTTTCAAAATAGCGCAAAGAACATTATATGTACCACTCATCTTCCAACCTCCTTATGAGCTTTCCTCTCAAACCGCTTCCAGATAAGCCAAATCTTTAACTGTCTCCAATCTCTTCTTACAGTCTTTGTATATTTCCTTATAATGTTTTCCTTGCATGATTCCGAGATCAATTTCATGTAAGATAATATTTTCCATCAAGGACAGGTTGTTGAGTTGCATTACCGTAGCTTCATCTCTCTTATTGATTCCAGCCATCTTGTTTGCTAATTTGGAATATGTCATGTAAAGCATTTCTGCATGACTGCTTCCCTGTACTTTGGCGTATTCAACAAGTTTCTGAATGGTATCAGTTTCTGCCTTTCTGGTAAGTTTCCCGGCTTTTCTGGTTTCAACCCAAACTTGAGTTGATTTCTCACGGATGAAATTCTCCATCTGATTAAAAGCTTTTATGTATTGCCATTTCCATTCATTCGCTTTCTTGCCAGTAAATCCCATTACTAAGAATGTAAATCCGTCCCGATTTATAAAATACATAGGACGTTCCTCACCTTTTGTATCTTTATACTTTCTTTCTTTGAAACAACGAACGCAATTTTGCGTTGAGTCATTTTTGATTATATTTTTAATGGCTCTAATCACATCTGCATGTCTTTTCCCAAATTTCTCAGCCACCTGTAAACTATCACAGACAGCTTCTTCATTACGAAGATAAACTAAATCGTCTATTGCTTTTCTCCTTTCTTATAAAGTTTCGGTTTTGTGAACTTGCGGAGAAAAAAAATAAACTCCAATTTCAGTTGCTGGTACATCCAGAAGAGTAGCTGCTTTGCTAATATCTTCCTGGCTTAAATATGTAGCATTTCTAAATACTTTGCTTACATAATTAGGGGTTCTATTGATCTTCTTCGCAAATTCTCCCTCTGTACCAATCTTTTCTCTAATTAGTCCACGTAATTTAGAATAATCATATGTTGGCGTAGTTTTCAACTCTTATCACTCCTCTCTGTTCCGCTTTTGTGAACTGTCTTTATTATAACACCTCTTTTGTAATTGTCAACACTCAAATTCACATTTTCGGAACTTTTTTTGTTTTTTCTATTGTATTTGTGAACTTTTCGTAGTATAATGTGAACTAGAAAGGAGGAAAGAAATAATGGATACTAAAGAGACACGCTACCAGGAACTCTTAGATTATTTTCATGTAGATCAAATGGATATGGTTAAGAAAACAGGACTTCCGAAATCTTCCATATCAATGTATGTGAACGGTAAGAGAAAGCCACGCCAAAATAAATTGACATTAATAGCCAATTCATACGGTGTTCAAGAAGCTTGGCTTATGGGCTATGATGTTCCAATGTTTAATGACGATAATCCGGCAGTTCAAAAAAAATTAGACACAGGAATTGTTTTGGGAGAACTCTTTAAAATTGATTTTGACGGTGTAGCGGAATTAATTCAGATATTTAGAGATATGACAGATAGTCAAAGAAAAGAATATTTGAAAATTGGTAAAGGAATGCTCAAGGGGAAGGAATAATCCTTCCCCCCTCCTTTTTTTTATTTCAGACCTAGACCAATTAATATGCCATAAATAAAAGCTAGTATTTCTTGGTTATCAATCTTTTGTATCATCTCAATAATTTCTTTCTTATAATCCATTAAGGAACCTCCCACTAATACAAAGCCTTAAACATCTGCTCTCTGCCCCAATATGTATAAATCCTCCCTCTTCTGGCAGTTATTGTGGCAATATAGCCTTCCGCTATAAAGCGCTTCAATAGTGGTACGGAGAGTTGAGTTAGAAACGTTCCTAACATTCGTTTTACGCTCTCTAATCCAAAAGCATCCAGTATGAGACAGACATTTAAGCCCTTTTTCAAGAACGTGTCAATCAATACTGGATGGCGGTTAATATTATTATACCACATTTCCAGAAAAAAATCCAGTTTCATTTTAGCAAGAACATCTGTTCTCATTTATTAAATTATATCATGTTTTTATAACCATATACTGGGATAGAATTGTTTCCGCTTAAATCTTTCCTGGCAAACTGATTTATTCTGATTTTTCTATGAATTATAAGTTTTTTTGTGTAAATATTGTGATTTTTGCTTTTCCAAATCGTAATAATAATAGATAGAAATAAAGGGGCTGGATGCTTGTCTGCGAGGGATTTATAGCGTTCATGAACAACCTGTTTTACCTCTGCTTTTGCAGTTTCGATAGTTTTATTCCTCCCAAAGATAATACTACGATCCGGGCGGAAGTAAACGTATTGAATCAAGAACGCCTGCACGAATATCAGTATAAACACAATTATGATTTTTTTATGTTTCTCCATGAATCCATCCCCTTTACACTATCATCTTAATGTATTACAATAACATTGTATCAAAAAATATACAATCACACAGGAAATGGCGAAATTAGCACCTCTGGTGGCGAATTTTACGTGAAAAGAGATGATTTGAATGAGAATTGCAATATGTGATGATAGCGAAATCCAGATTGATATATTTATGCATCGGATTAATAATTTTCTCAAACGAAATGGTGATATAAAAGCATTGATTACTCCGTATGATAAAGGGCAGCCGCTTATTGATGATGTGGCAGATGGCGAGTGGTATGATATTGTGGTTTTGGATATCGTTTTGAAAGAAGAAAATGGAATTGAAGTCGCAAAGGAATTGAGATTAAATGGCTATAATGGAAATATTATTTTCTGGACAGCCCACAAAGAGTATGTTTTTGAAGCTCTTGATATACTCCCGGTACACTATATCATAAAAGGTTCTGAAAACGGCAGAATGTATAGTGCTTTCAATCATGCTCTGGAACATATCAGCAAAAGCACTCTTATGATAAAAGGAAAAGACTTTATTCATCGGGTGGAGTTTCAAAATATCGAATATATTGAGAGCCGAAACAAATACATCATTATCCACTGCACTTGCGGTATTGTTTATACGGAACGATGTAAACTGTCTGATATTGAAGAATTACTGGATTCCAGATTTTTAAGATGCCACCAAAGCTACATAATAAACATGGATGAGGTAAAAGAAATAAACGATTTGTTCCTTATGTTTTCTGGGAATACTGTGCCGATCAGAAGAAAAGACTTTGCGAAAATAAGAAACGAATTTGAAGAATATACAACATTTAAGTAGCTCCCGGGAAAGCCCCGGGAGTGTTATTATTTCAGTAATTCATTGACTTTTTTCTGCACTTCTGCGTAATTGTATCCAGCGGATTCCAGGCGGTCTCGTCTATCCTGTCCGTTTCCCCACTCGCCGTTAATTACCTCTTTTGCTACCTTGGCTACACTTTTCTTTGCAGTCACGGAATACACAGCTTTTCCATTCCAGTCAAAAACAGAGTAACCGGCTTTGCAAGCCTTTTTCGCATTTTTCAGTGACTTGTACGCCCCGATCTGGCTCTTGGAATCCTTCCAGGTCTTGCGAACACGGTAATACTTGTCAACCTTTACTGTCGGCTTTGTGGTTGGCGCTGTCACGGTTTCACTGGAAATGAGCTTCTTGAATCTATCCCAGTCACCATTTTTACGGATAACGGATGGACAATTCTTAGCGCACACATCGTAATGCTGCACTACTCGGAATGCCGGGATATTGTACTTTTTCATCAATTGCTTGCATACATCAACGGTATTCTGGTATGCTTTTTCGTAGTTATATCCGGCATTCATACACATTTCAATTCCGATGGAATTATGATTATTTACAGTTCCAAAAAGTTTACCGCCGTAATCTACCCCAACATGCCATGCTCCACGATTGTACGGCAAGGCTTGGTATGCTGACTTATCGTCAACGAATACATGGGCTGAATAGCCATGAAAATTGCCATTATGTTGTGCAGTGGCGTGTGCTTTGGCATCTGCTGTTTTGGCTATATTATCTGTATTATGGATGACAATATACCGAGGTGTTTGTCCTGCGTAGCTGTTGTTGTTGCTGATTAATGAGGTGTTAATATTCATGTATGTTCTCCTTTCATATATGTGCATTATTAATTAACTTCATTTCAACATCTGAATTTCAGGCGCTCAAATGAAAATAATTAGTCGAATAAACAGTAATTTATCTTATCTTGGCTCAAGTGCAAAATTTTATGTTAATAAAGAATTTTATTCTCCAGCAAATAGTTATAATGGGTTATCAACAGGAAGTATTTCTTGGAATAACATAAATGGAATGAAGTTTGTAGAGTCACCAGATTATAAACATTATTTTACTTTTCCAAATGGCACTTATTTAGTGAATATTAATCTGTTTTCAGATACAGTTCTTGATTCAACAATGGGAGTTGCGTTAAAAATAGAAGTTGATGATGCAGAATTTAGCAATCCATGGTTTAGAATGGTTCATGCATGGCAAAGTATTACTTACAGCTGCGTTATTACTGGTAATAAATTTAAAATGACAATTTTTCAAGATAGAATAATTCAAATACATCCCTCTGCACAACATTCATTTATTGAATTTGTTAGGTTAAGGTGATAATACAGTAATATTATAGTACATACATATACAGCAACGTTTGTTGGTAATTCAACATCTACAACATTTAGAATATCTAATGAAATAGAAATTATTTCAGTTCAAAATTATTTAGGTGAAATGTGTGTCTGTAATATTATACGATATTATGCATTCTGGGACAGCGGAAATCAATGGATCCGAATATATCTTGACCAAGCATATACAGGTGATCTTGGCGTAAAGGTTGTAGGTGTAAAAAAATATTCAAGCCAGCCAATATAAAACAAGAATGTCGCTTGGAAGGTTCTCAACTAATCGTTCCGCTAATTGATACTAAATATGTTATTCCATTTTCTATTGAAGAATTGGAATCAACATTTAAAATAATTCTCCAATGATTGAGTAATTCGTCAAGACTAGACACTGTAGCGTTGTACCATGAGTTAATGTTAAACACTTTTGCCGATGTTATATTAAGTTTATGTGCTTTATAGTGTTTTGGAATAATAATTACAAATCCCATTCCATATACCATGAATCCTGGAACCCATTGGTCTTTAAAAGTGCCCTGACCAGTTGATATTAAATTACTGTTTGATTTTATTTGACTGTTTTCCAATTACTGTATAGGTTTCCATTGTGTGAATTAAAATATCTAATATTATTATCAATATCCCATACCTCAATTGTGACATAACCTGCATATGGTCTAAAAATAGTTATAACTTGCTTATTACTATTGGATGGATTTGATAAGTTTGGATAATCTTCTTTCCATGCGGCAAATTTTACACCTGCATTATTAGGCAATGTAGAAAGTAACTGATCCCATGTAACAGACGGTTTTAATCCGAGTTGCGATAGTGAACTATAAATTTTTAAATTCGTGTTTTGCTGATTTCTAACACAAAAAACTTTCTCCTAATGATTCTATCAGCGGGCATAGTTTTAACTCCGGAGCTCTCCCCGGAGTGGTTTTCTCTATGTCTTTATGCTGAATATTTATTGTATGACGCTCTCACATTGCTCTGACTGATGTAACAATATACTTGGGTAGTCTTCAAATCAGCATGTCCCAGGACTGCTGCCACATCTTGTATATTTGCTCCCCGATCAAGAAGGTTGGTGGCCAAAGTCCTCCTGTATCTATGAGGATGTACATTAGTAACATTAGCACTCTCACCAAGCTTCTTTAGTGTTCTTTCAATCCCTGCTTTCGACAATCTCTTATAGGGTGTCCTTACACTAGCAAACAGGCATGGATCCGTGTCTGTCCGTGTATTCAGATAATCCTGCAGATGCATTAATGCTACTGGTGTAAGGTAAATCATCCTCTCTTTATTTCCTTTTCCCAGGACTACTGCATCCTGTGTCTGAAAATTTATATCGTTTCTGTTGAGCCTTACCACTTCTGATACCCTGCAACCAGAAGCATAAAGGAATTCTATCAGTGCCAAATCCCGAAGTGTTGTACAGGCCTGTTTTAGTCGCTCCATTTCTGGTGCGGTATAGGGCTTTTTCACTACCTTCGTGTACTTAATCTGGGACAGTGCTGCACATGGGTTTCTTCCGATCATACCCTCGGCAGAGAGCCAGGAAAAGAAACTACTGAAACATCGGCGGATTCCGTCCAAGGTACGATTGCTTACCTTCCGGCGCTCCTTGTATGCGGCCAGGTAGTATCTGAGATCGTAGGTAGTAATCTCATGCAGTGGCTTACATAGAGTGTGTATCATCATGTAACACGCATCGTAGTAACGCCGAATTGTGGATTCTGCCTTTCCTTCTACTCTCTTGGTAGCTATGTATTTCGCCAGCATAGTGTCTGGAGTGTTGTCCACTACCGTCAGCTCCGTACTTCTCTCCTGGACTTCGTAGCTGTTCAGCTGAATGCAGAGTGCATCCTGTACTGCCTGGAGCTGTTGGTCATCTAATAGGGATTGCACCGCCAGCAATACATTGTTGATTATCGTATTTCGTATATCCATAACCTTCTTTCCTCCTTTGGCTCTATTGTAGCATTTAGGGGAAAGAAGGTCGCAAAACACGAAGATTCCATGCAAAATAGTCATAAAATATTTTGATAAAGTTTATGTTAACAACGGCTATCTTGAAACACAACCTTCGGATTTTGGCCTAAATTCATTAAGTTATATACTGATTGGGCATAAAACGGTACCCCAAAGTTGTATCATTACTGGCTATTATTGTGATGGAAAAAAATCTTATACTTCCGTTTATAATTCAGACGGAACTCCATATAGCGGATTTATAAGTGTTACTGCTGTTGCTTTTGGAAATTAGCTCTGGAAGTTAAGCATTCAAACCAATTTTAACCCAAAGCATTATAAAACTGTATACTGTTCCAGATGTCAATGCTTTTGAAACTCGAATAGTGTATAAGCTACTTGCATTATCACATGATATTCCGGTTGTATACACATAAGCATCTGACATAGATATTAATGCAGCTAAGCACATACCACTTTTTTTATTAATATAAAAATAGTTATTACCATTGCCAGTTACATCAGCTATTGTACAAATGATTCCAGCCATATTACTGTTTAGTGCATTAATCCCTAGCGCCTCTTTCAGCTGCGCTATAGTGATCTTCTGGGTTGTAGAGCCATTCTCCAATACCACGATATCCGTATCAGATACTTTGGTAGCTGCTGGGAGAGCTGATATTAGTGTACTTGGTATAGATTCAGACATTTTTCATCAATCCTTTCTTGGAATTTTTTCAATTACTTTATTATTCTTTGTCGTCAGGCACTTGCCGTCCTTTGTGGCCAGTGCGTATACTTTGTCGATGATCTTCACGGACAGGACGAAGCTTGCTCTGGCGGTGACCGGGTTCGGTGTCATTTTTACATCGCTGATTAAAATATTCGCCATATCACTTCACCATCACTTCTACTTCTGCAATCAACTTCTCGTCCAGGATTTCATACATCACTCTAAGTTTATATCTACCTTTTTTCTGCGGCTGTATAACCACATCAAGAATATGTCCTTGTATTACCGCAATGCCACTATCTTCAACTTCTTGTGTTCCTTTGTAAAGCAACTCATAGGAAGCTCTTTCGATTAGAAAATCGGTACCTTTGCAGGAGCATATTCTTAGTTTTATATGTTTCTTTTCTCCGAATTCAAAATCCACATTCACAGTTGCAACCTCCTATTAACTCTGCATAATACTCGGATTTTTCTAAAACCGCCCGATACTGTGGCTCTAATAACTCTTCATAATACGGACACGGCTCAATGTGAACACACATAGAAGATATATCTATGGTAATAATGTATCTTGCTATATATGCGGTATTTCCAGCTTCATCAACAGCGGACATGTCAACTACATAAGCGCCGTTAAGGCTTTTGGGGATGATGGCTTCCCATCTATCCCCTTGTGCCCTTGCGAATGAGATAATGTTTCCATTGATAGTACCCCTTAATGCTACTACCATGTTTCCACCACCTTTATCAGTCGGTAACCTCTACAGAGATTACAACGGTTTTTTCAGTATCAACCGGGTTCGGTGTTAATGTTACGGACTTGATGACAGGAGCCTTAGTGTCCAGTTTCACAGTTCTGGTTACAGTGGTACTCTTTCCGGCACTATCAGTAGCCACTACGGTGATGGTATTGGTACCCTCAGTAAGAGTAATTACCTTAGACCAGGAGCCATCAGAAGCAACGGTTGCCGCCTCTGCGCTACCACTATTCAATTTGACAGTAACAGATACTGGGCTGGATGTTGCATCGTTTGTTGTACCACGAACAGTACAGGAAGCCTGGTTGGTAACAAGACCATCTGTCGGTGATGTAACGGAAAGTGTCGGCGGTACGGTATCAATTTTGAATGAAACGCTCTTCTGTGCTGCCGCATTTCCATCATAGTCTGAAGCGCTTACTGTAATTGTATGGCTTCCATCTGATAAAGCCGTGCCAGGAGTATAGGTGCATCTGTACCCACCAGAAATAGATGTCTTGGAAATGCTGTCTCCTGTGATCTTGCTTCCAGAATCAATTACAATACCAATGGTTGATGGATCCACTCCAGAATCATCATCAGTTATTGTCCAGACAATGCTTGGTTTGTTATTTGTAATCAACGCGCCGGCTGTCGGATAGGTTATTGTTGATATTGGCGCAACTTTTTCTCTTACCTTTAGCTGTAATGAACTTCCTAACGTTGAATGACTAGCATCTGCTGTTTCTGCGTTTCCAGCATCATCAGTAGCTCTGATTGTTACCCCATAATAATGTCCTGATTGATTATAGCTGGATTTACTAGGGGCTGTAATTGTTCCCTCATATCGTCCAGTAGAACTGTTATAGGTTAGACTTACGGTCTGTCCATTTACTGTAGCTTGTACTGTTTTTACACTCATATTCTCATTCCTTTCGTGAAATATTGTTGATAAGTTCTTTTAATTCCTGTACTTCTGTTGACAAAGCATCCAGTTTTGAATGCAGTTCCTGGTTGTCCGCTTGGAGAGCCAGGATTTTCTCATGGTCATTTTTCAGCATGGCAAACATGCAGGGGATTATAATACGGTAATTCCAGTTTTCAGCTTTGCCTTTTTCATTATGGTCAACGGCTAATGGAAATCTGCGGTCAATGTCCTCAGCTATGAACATCGGCATTTCTTTGCCATAGCGTTCATCTTGTTCGGATAAATATCCGTCTTTGTACTTCGCCCAGATTACCTTGATTCTGTAGAGGTCTTCCAGTTCATCTTCTTTTATGTTTTTTCCGTTTCCTATTGATTTGTAACGAATCGAAGATGCAGCAGCCGCATTAAGAGTTTTCATATCAGATGCAAAAACAACAGCTGCACTTGCACTAGAGTTCCACGGCAGACCACTCATCGTAACGGACTTATGAAAATTAGCAGAATCATAAAAGTCTGATTTAACATTTACTATCATGGAACCTGAGTTTACTGTTTTGCCACTAAAAAACTGAAAAGCTGTTTTTCCATCATCAGAATAACCATAAATATCACTTGTTAAAATGGTCATTGTGCCATTATCGTTAACCAAAAGAGGCGTTTCTAGATTCAGTAATCCTGCTGAATCGGTTACTCCGTACTTAATTCCGTTTGAATCAAAAATAAGGCATTTATAGTTATTTTCATTTACATAATCTTTAAATATGGTTAATCCGTCAGGATCAAGCTTACTAGCCCATCCAGTTTCGCGGTGGTTTAACACCTCTAATATTCCATATCCGTTATTTTTACCACCAAGCTTTAATGTGCCACCCTTGGCGTAAGTGAACGAAATATACAGCTGATTTCCTTCTTTATAGATTCCTTTAATTGCGCCATCATTGGTTAAGAGGTTAAATATTTCTTCATGTGTAAGTGCATCTACATCAATTACAACCGCCATGCTTTGGGAATCTAATGGTTGTGAAAATCCACCCGCCGCGTATAAGGTACATTTTATGGCACTCACATCTCTTGGAATTCCAATTGACCTTCCAGAAGCCGTTGTTATAATTCCTCCCGCTTTAGTTGATAATACCGTATATAAATTATGTGAAACGCTTGTTTCGTCTTTCGCAGAAGAATATACCGTTTTCCAATTTTCCCCATCTACGGATTCTTCGATTTTAAAACGACCTTTATATGCTGTTCGTGTTTCCGCGTTTCCATCGCGATACCAAGCACTCAAAGTAATATAGCTCGGGGCTACACTGCCATTCGCGCGTTGCTTAATAACATATGATGGGCTTTCAAGAAAATATGTTCTACCCGGAAGACCGTTCTTTCCATCGTTTCCCGCATAAATTTTTGAAATGGAAAATCTTTTGGTCACCGTCAAAGCACTAAGATAAGTTGCCCTAACATCTACCCAACCATCATCGGCTGACAGCCCCGTTACCGTATATGTCTTTGCTGAATTGTTCCAGATTCCTGTTATACTATCTGATTTTGTGATTATAAAATTACAATCATCTGTAATATCTTGTGTTCCGTACATTACTACAGCATGTGTAATCACACCGCTTGGAAATGTACCGTAGTTCCCACTAGAATCAACAGAAATGCCCTGGTATTCATTGCTCAGTTGCAATGTCATGTTTTTGGCGAGAGCTGCCGCTTCCTGTGCCTGTTTCGCTGCCGACAATGCGTCCTCAGAATCTTTCAGTGCCTTTGTAACGTCCGTATCTTTCAGCTGTTTCCAATAATATCCATTGCCTTCATTTACAAAGCGGTATGCGTGGCTATCGCCATCGTAGTAAATGTCACCGACATGCTTGCTCATTTCGGTATCGTCCAGCCATTCATTGGCCGGATAATTGCTCAATGTAGGTACTGATGTTCCTGTCCAGGTATTTATATTCCCATCAATCTGCCCCTGCATGCTGTTTAACAGTCCATCCAAAGGAGATGCACCAATCCTAATTGAGGATCCATCCATTATTAATTGATGTTTAGTTATATCGGCAGAAAATATAATATTTCCGCTATTATCACGAACCACCAAGGCTCCCGCCTTAATCCAGTCAGCATTAACACCTGTAGCGGTAAGGATTCTGGCAATTACATCACCATCGACCGTCATACCGCCATTCCAATGTTGTCCACCATCTGTAGATACCGCCCATGCTTCTGCGGTCATTTTCCATACAATGTCAGAATCGGATAGCTGTGGTTTGTTGTGAAGATAATAGATATTGCTTCCGTCCGGCTGTGTTTCCACTGTCGTGTATGTTCCAGAAGATTCCGCAAGGCGTTGTGATAATTCTTCCAGCGCTTTTTCCCTAGAAGTACGCTCATCTCTTAAGCTTTTTCTATATTCAGATTGTGCCTGTTGATTAAGGGTATATTGCTTCTGTTTGTTTCTTGAAACACTCTTCGCACTGCATTCTAATTGTTCAAAAGTTCCCGGGTTCAATGTAAGAGAAGTTAAATAACTCTTATGTTCTTCCCCATTCCTATCAGTGATTGTAATAGCATCCCCTGCTTCCAAAGCAATATCGGTTAGCGCGCTGGTTGTAAAAGGACGAAATTTTAATCCAACACATCTTTCAGCAATTATTGAGCAAATCGTTTGTCCAGTCCCCGGTTGTATTAGCTTATTTTCGCTAATATCTATGATGTACCCCTCATCCCCTGATTGATATGTTTTAGCGTTACTTTCAGATGAATTGCTTGAATACTCCGTTACTTTTACTCCTGTTATTTCAAGATCGTATAACCAAGGGGTAAATCCACTTGTATCTTTGGAGGTAATATTAGCTGGAATATTAGATTCTTTTTCATACCATCCGATACACAATCTTCCGTATGCATCTGTTTTCGCCCACTGGCAACCCATTTGTGCCACCCATGCAATTACCTGTCTGAAGGTAATACTGCTATCATCTGGTCGATTCTGGATTATGAAATCATCGTTATCAAATCTGGTTGATTGCAGTGTTACACCGCAGACCTCGCAAGCATCCTGGATGATCTGTAATCTAGTTGCCGGATAGGACAGCTTACTTTCTGAATAATCACGATCAAATAATCGCATGGAATCTTCGCAAGCCAAACTGATTATAGCTGTATTCTGATATGGTGCATCTGTTACTGTCATGGTACAGATGCGAATTTTCTCAATACCAGTGGATAATTCAAGCCCGATATGGCAAACAACTCTCGCTCCATCCCAGATGTAATCTGTGTACTTGCCAGAAAAGTTGTTGATCTGCAATGTCAGTTTATTTACGATAGCTGCGCCGATATCAAAAGAGCCGCTTTGCGATACTGCATCCTCAAATTTAAAACCATTAGACCATAAATCCTTGTCGGTAATGGATAATGTGCTTCCATCCGTGAAGGTAAAATCTGCATATTTCAGATAGTTACGATTCCCACTATTCTGTTGTTCTTTAAATTCCGTTGATAAATTTCGCATATCTTACCTCTCGATAAAATCAAAACTAAGTCCTTCCATGCGCTCATTTCCTATCCACCAACACTTAAAAGGAGATTCCCTGTCACCAACATAAAATGTTCTGGTTTCGTGCTTGTTTGCAGATAGCAAGTCTGGATATGTGACCTGTATGTACTCTGGATTTACTGCCTGTATAATTTTGCAAGCAGTGTCCCAGTCTGGGCCATTCCAACCTACAGACAGCTTTCGCTTCTGTCCAACTCTGTTTTTATGCATGGTTGTATCGTCTGTTCTGCCGGATTCTGATGCCGATATATCCTGTAATCCCCATGTAAAAGAAGAAGGACAGGGCAATGCTACCCCATCCACTTTAAGAAATACTTCTGCCATATATTCACCTACTTTAGCACTCTGATTTCAAATTAGAGTGCTCTCAAGCAATCATTTTAGTTGCTTCACTTTGAACAAATTCTTTAATTTGCTGATATCCCCATCCGCAATTAATAAGGCTGCTTACAAGCATTTCCATATTTTGTACTTTTGCTAAGTCATCACCTGTGAAGAAATCTCTAAGATTTTCTTTTGCTTTTACCCCATAATCACTTTCAAGCTCTTTGGCTGTTTTTCCGAATAAATTACGATAAATTAAATTTGTGTAATTTGGATAAGCAAATCTTTTATTTTGGCTTTCCGTTATTTTCATCTTAATTGTATCTGTTAGGATATGTCGAATAACAACACCCTTGTCACGCTCGATTTGCCATTGCTGACGTTCTGTATGAATTCTTTTTAATTCAGATTCCATTTTATTAAAAGCGTCAATGTATTTAAGTTTCCACTGTAATGCTTTTTCACCATTAAATCCCATGGCTAACAAGGAAAATCCATCTCTTGTTATAAGGTATTCGGTATACTCACGATTGTTTTCTCCGATATAAGAAGTTTTTATAAAATAATCAGAAAGGGGGATATCTCCCCTTTGAGAAATCTGTGTTACAAGACCTAAATGTTTGGTTTTACCCTCTGCGTCAACTTGTCCTTCAATTGCCCTTATTACTTCCTTGTGCTCTTTTTCGAAAGATTCTGCGATTTTTCTTGACGTAGTAAGTAACTTTTCTTCGTATCTTTTTCCAACGATTTCTACCAGCATAAATTCATATCTCCTTTATGATTTATTTTTTGGCAACAAAAAAGCGCCTACCCCGAAAGGTAAACGCTTTAAAAATTGCTTATTATGATTTTATAGTATAACATACGGTGAAAGTATCATTCAGTATACTTTGGTATCATTTCACTGTTTTTAAAACTTCCTCTAAGTACAGATATTCGAGCAACTTATATGTTCTTTTGAGATCATAATAATCATCTACTTTTTCCAAAAGTTTCTTGATTTCTTCTTTATAGTCAATCATTCTACAATTCCTCCCAACACTCTAATCAACTTCTGTTTGCGGTTATACTTCAAAATCTCGGAAATCTGCCCCATCATATCATCCATTGTCATGTTGCTCTTCATGCTATTGCAACGCTTACAAGCCAGTTGCAGATTCTTAATATCATTGGTGCCGCCCCGGGACAACGGCGTAATGTGGTCGATTGTCATTTTCTTGAATTTGACAGGCTTACCGCATATCGCACATTTTCCGTTGCACTTGGCGTACACGCTCTTTTTCTGAAAGTCATTGAACTGGATTCTATTTGCCATAATATCACGCTTCCCCGATTAACTGTTTGGTAAAGAGATACATTCCCTTTAATTTTGACAGGTCTTTCAAATTGATAAGATTTTCAATGATTCTCTGTCTGTACATATACTCATCCAGAAGCACTAAGCACTCGTTGTTATCTGCGTTCAGTTCGTCAATTGTTTTCTGTAATTCAGCCTTTGTCATTTTATTTTCCTCCTGTGTATCCCTGTAAAAATCTAATTATGCGATTTCTACTCTGTATGCAATCATCATTTCTTTAATCACACTAACGTAAATCTCTTTCAGCCGCTTATTCTGCATAATCACGGACAGTTTATTAATCTGGTTAGTCTGTGCCTTGGTGCATCCTCTTTCCTCGGCTCTGGAAATCGCATTTCTAAGTTGCTGATCTAATCGGCAACCAGCCCTGTCCGATAATCTGCGGTAGCTTTCGTTTCTGGCGGCGGCATATTTATTCCCGAATGAGTAAGAGAAATCATCGCTCTCGGCAATCTTTGAAATACATCTGTTTACCCACTTCTCTGTGCCAACATCGGAATCCGTTCCTTTAAAGGTATCAATGATGGTTTTCATGTTCTTCTCTTGTTGGTCGGCACGCTCCGCAAGTTTCTTCTGTTCCAGTTCAGTTTTGGCTACCTGTTGAAAAATCTGATTAAACATTTGCAGTTCCGGGGACAGTTTAGAATAATCAATTACTTGTTGTTTTACCTTTTCTTCAAGTCTAGTAAAATATTCTCTAGCTTCTTCTGCTTTTTCGCTATTACCTTTTACCGATAACTTCTTTGCAAAATGAGCAGTAATTTTGTAGTCCTTAGTAGCCTGCCCTCCCCATTCGTCATTAATGACGAATGCCCAATAATCAACGTTTTCCTCTGCAAATTCATTTCCTGTAATGTTGCTCTTGCACCATCTTGAATAATTGCTAGAATCCAATTCTAAAAAGGCATATAACTTTCTTGCAGTAGTCATTCCCTCTTCATCAATGCCAAGTGCGATTTCAATAGGTGTCCGGTTTGCTGTGTTAATTGTGATTTCGTTCATATAGAAAATCCTCCTGTGAAATTTTAATTTTTTATTTGCAAACAGGAGGTATACAGTGTTATAATTTGTATAGCCTCCTATTTGGTGGCAGAAGCATTTAAGAGATTCTTAACTTTGGTCGGTCGGGAATCTCTTATTTTTTATCACTCTGGAACATTTTATCATACTGCATTTCAATCCCAATTCTCACAATTTCAGACCTTGTAGTAGCCTTTTCAAGTGCAACAGCATCCAGTTTTTGAAGAGTTTTCTTGTCTAATCTTGTCCTTAACATATAGTCTTTTGGATTGTCAGTTAATTTTGTTCCGATTTTCATAGCAGCCATTTATATCACCTCTCTTTCTTCGTTGCTACAATCCTATTATAGTGTGTAGCAACAATCCTGTCAACCATTATTTTAACTTTTTTCAAATTTCCTATTCCACTATCCGTTTTGGAGTGGTAAAATACAAATATCATACTGATTTAGGGAGGAAAACGCATATGAAAAAATCCAAAAAGTTACTGGCAATTTTTACCATTATGTTACTGATTGTCTGTATGGCAGTTCCAGTATCGGCGGCTGGTAAAATCAACAAGAAAAAAGCCACTTTGAAAGTCGGTCAAACATTACAATTAAAAGTAACTGGAACAAAAGGAAAAGTAAAATGGACAAGTAGCAAAAAATCTGTTGCTACGGTATCTTCTAAAGGACGTGTAAAAGCGAAAAAGAAAGGTTCCGCTACAATTACCGCAAAGATTGGTAAAAAGAAATATACCTGTAAAGTTACTGTGAAAAAGGCTTCTAATGGCAATGGCGGTTTTGGTGGAAATCCAAATGCTAACAGCAGTGGTAAAAAGAATGTTGTTAGTTATCATGCAGAATCTACGCCGTATGGAGCTGTGGCAATTCTGGAAAACCATTATGACCATGCAGTTGATCTGACCGTTGAATTTATCTATTATCTGAATGGAACAATGGTCGGAGTTGATAAGGATTATAATTTTGCGTTTGCAGCACATTCAAAATGTGCACTTCAAGGCTGGAATTCTGATAAAACGTGGGATTCTTTTAAAATCAATTTGAATATTAAGAAAGCATCTTCAAGTGTTATAACAAATAACTCGGGAATTCATTATTCAGCCAATTTTGGAAATAGAAATGTAGTGGTAAAAGTAGATAACAATGGACGGAAAAATGCGTTTACCACTATTGCAATTGTATTTTATAAAAATGGTAGGATAGTGGGGTATGATGATCGTAATGCTGATGTAAAAAATCCAGGATCGACAGCTTATCTCGAATTTGATTTTCCATTTGATAGGAATTTCGAGGATATCATACCAGATAAATTTGAAGTATATGTAAATGATTCGTATACATATAGCTGGATGAATTAAGATAAAAGGCTAGGGAGAAATCCCTAGCCTAATCTCTTTTAATACCCTGCTTGCGTAACTCCATACTCTGCTTGTTCAGTAGTAAACTTGTCAAACGTTTCTAGTTGTTGAATTAACCCATCTTTTGAAAAGCTCATTAAATCCAAATAATTTTTCGCAGATTTTTCAGCTTGCCTGTTCCAACTTGCTCCGCAAAAGTCTGCTGCATATTCGGCTTCTTCTTGATTGTATTTATCAAATGTTATTAATTGTCCAACTAATCCATCATAAGAAAATGGCATTAACTCCAAATAATTCCTTGCCGCCTTCAACGCATTTTTCTTTCCAAGCGGGACTTGCGGTATATCTTCGCATTTTGAGATAGAACAGTCATATATATAGTCTTGTGCGGAAATTGCGTCTGGTTTTAAAAATATTCCCTCAACAGTAACATAATCTCCAGCCTGTAGGCTCATTACGCTTGCATTGTTGCTTCTTACCATCATTGCAAACTCATCATATCCAGTATATGTTATTCCGTCATCCATTGCAATTTGCACTCTGTATGCCCCAGATTTATTAATACTATTTATTTGCCACTCTTGGTCTGTTGGAATTTGTATTGTCTGCAATACATATCCATTTACAGCCACTTCATCGCCCATTGAAAAGTCTGGATAATCGTTGATTTTTTTCGAATAAATTTCTTTAACTACGTCTTCGTAATAGTTCTCCGTGTCCTCTGAAGCATCAGAATCTCCAAATCTTTCAGAATGGCTCATTTTATAAGTTTTTAGCTGCAAATCTTCCCATAAATCCTTGCATACAGAAAAAACCGCTTCTGTTTCTTCTTCTGTAGCTGGTTCTATTTGTGCTGTTTCTGTAATTTCTTCCTTCTGTCCGATTTCCCACTTAAACGCCATGACAGGTGTCGCAGTCACCAAACTTGCCATCACGGTTGCCGCAACAATAACTCTTTTCGCTTTCTTCATACATACGTACCTCCCAATAATTGATACCCATATTGTACCACCTTGGGACGTATTCTGGAAGCACTATTTCGCTTTTCTATCAATTTCCGCAGTTACGGCAATCAAAAGAGCTTCGGCAAATTTCGCACCAACCGAATCAGTGTATTTATCGTGAATCTGCTTTGCTTCCATGGTGAGATTTTCCCACTGTGGAATATCGTCTTTTGAGATAAAAGCATACTTCTTGTGGAGATTCCATATATCTTGCCAGATGGAAAAGTAAGTCTGTTTAAAGTCCATCAGCGTAAAGAACCCCATGATATTTCTCGAACCTATGCTCTTGCTTTATTTCTGGGTATTTGTTCCAATCTACCTTGCTATAAAACATCTTTGTTGGCCTGGCAAATAGTTCCTTACCGCCATACAAAGCTCTGTATACTACCAAATCTTCCCCTGTTTCTGTATGTCTGGCATATCCGATAAACTTATACAAATACTCGTTGTTGCGTGGCTCCTTGATGGTTTCTCTCTTAAAGTGCTGTACAATGTCTCCTGGCTCAAATAATGGTCTGTTCATTATGTTTTCATATCTCCTTTTCGTTAATACCACTTCTCTTTCAGCTGATTAATCGGTGTTCCGGCAACTCCGGCACTTTCTCCGCTGTCTGTTGTCTTGAAGTATGCACCCGGAATTTGAGGATACATAAACTCAAACATCAAATAATTAGCTGCATCGCAAAGATATTCTGTGTTTCCTGTCTCACGATACTTTTTGATGCACATATTGTGGGATTCCAAGGCGTTTACCAACTTCTCCCCGAAGTTATCCTTTGCTGTACCATATTTGTAAAAACTTACCTCAACCCTATTCTGGCGTAATTCATCGAAACGGTCTGAATATTCTGTCGGAAGTTCTGTTCCTATTTGACTCATATGTTTTAATTCTCCACAATTAATTAATTTCTTTGTTCAAATTTCAATTTTCTTGGCTTATTCCTATATTTTATCTGGTGAGAGATTTTGAAACGGATTTGATTATTTTATCTCAGTAATTCTTTATCAATAATCTGGAAATTTGCCCTGTGGATATAAAGAGCTTTTCCGTCAATCATTAACTTTGTCATTTTAGGTAGATCGTCCGGGATTTTCCAGAACACCTCGTCACCAGAATATGCGGCTATCGGTTGTCCAAGTTGAGATTTGATTACTACAACCCTGGATTTCCCGAAATAATTTTTATAATAATTCACAATCCCGGCTATGTATGTGTTCTCTGAAATCTTCCCAGTTGAATGGCTAGTGATATTCTCCTGGGTAAAATCAACCTCTGGCTTCAATCCTTTTTGCTCAAAAATACAAGTATCACCACAGCTTTCAATTTCTTTACCGTCAATCAGAATTGTAATAACGGAAGATACGTCATAGCTGGTTGTTTCGTTACCCTCACTATCGTAGCCCTTGGATTTGGTTTTATTCCCGGCAATGTTGATCTTGTCCCCAGTGGTGGTCATAACCTTTTGACCGTAGTTGTCGTAGGTATAGATTGTGTAGCTGTTACCAGAAAGATTTCCTTTCACGTCATTCAAGTAATCGTCATTGGCTGCACAGCCTGTTAGACCTGTGATAATGCAAATACAGATAATGGTTGCCAATAGTGCTTTGATTCTTTTCATGGTTTTTGTCCTCCCTCATATGTCTCATAATCAATCGTTCCCAAATCACCGTACACATCTGGATAATAAATTCCAACCCAGAAGTTATCTTCCATTGTTTTGTAGTAAGTTACTTTTACATTCCATCTCTGTACCTCGTCAATAATTTCTTTGTTGAGAAGTCCGAATTGATCTCGGCAAGCTTCATTTTCCAGTTTGTAAGTCAATGCTTTGTATTTCTCTGCATTTGCCTGTCTGGTGGCGGTAACCGTAGTCTGGCTTATTGCTAAAAGCAATCCAGCGATCAAAAGATATACCGCACCGATAAAAGCCACTGCTACGCCCAAAACAAGCACGGTTGCGCTCACATTCGAATACTCATATTCGTAGCTTAAAGATTCTCCTATTCTATTTGCAATCAGAATAACAACGCCGACTGCAAAAATGATTATTGATAGCCAAAATATCATAGTGTGTCCGTTACTGAAAACTTATAAAAAGTTATAAACTTCTATGTTCCATTCCTACTTCAACGAGTATGCTTTTGATGATATAAATATCAATCTACTCACAAGTTCTTGTACTCTCCATAGGCGTAAATTCCGGACTAACGTATCCGTACATATTTGCATTAACGTTTCAGTGTCAGCTTGCAAATTTTTCTCCATAAGTCTTGAGATTTATAGATGCCTGGAAATCTCTGTCAATCATATTCCCACACTCACATCTATAAACTCTGTCAGATAACTTCAAATCTTTTTTGATGTTTCCACAACAGCTGCAAAGCTTTGATGATGGATAAAACCGATCAGCCACAATAAGCTGGATCCCTTTATCACTGCATTTGTATTCAAGCTGTTTTCTAAACCAAAAAAATCCTTGTTCCTGAACTGCTTTGGATAAATGTCTATTTTTCATCATTCCGCTGACATTCAGATCTTCAATACAGATAAATCTTGGTTTTCGATTTACGATCTCAGATATGGTCTGATTCAAATAGTTTTTACGGATGTTTGTTAATCTGTGATTTCGTTTTAATAAAAGTTTTTCCTTTTTGATTACATTATTTGTTTTACAGTAACTTTCTCCTTTCTTATTTTTCTCGTAAGAACGAGAGATACTACGCTGTAATCTGCGTTTCTGTTTTTCTAGTTTCTTTACTTTCTGACTCTTATTGATGTTCTTATACTTAACAGCATCAGAGCAGACAGCTAAGTCTTTGATTCCTAAGTCTATGCCAACTCCATCATCATTAAGTGTTTCCTTGCAGTCAGGAAATTCTACACATACACTGATCCACCAGTTCAATCCATCAAAGGATATTCTCGGATTCATATATTTAGCATCTGTCGGAATACGTCCATGTTCTGCAAGTCTTACCCAATTCATTTTTTGTTTATTGGCTTTCCTGCTGGAAGAAAAGCCTTCAAATTTAACATGGGTATTACTAAATCGTATCTTAACGTTGTCCTGATAGAACTTTGGCATTGATCTCTTTTTTGACTTGAATCTTGGGAATTTCTGCAAACCCTTAAAAAAGTTCTTATACGCAGTACAGGCATCTTTGATTGCCTGTTTGGTTACATTATTTGAAATATTCAATAACCATGCATATCCATCAGAATGTCTAAGCTTTGTAAATTCTTTTCTGAGTTCTGCATCTGAAAGGAATTTTCCGCCTTTTTTATAGTTTTCCATTTCCCTGGCCAAAGCCCAGTTATAAGCAAATCTTGAAGCGCCTGCGTACTGAAACATCTTGGTTTTCTGTACATTGTTTGGTATCAGCATTACTTTTATGGCTTTTACCATCTGTTTCCTCCTGTATCAGTTCACGGATAAGTTTCTTAGCTTTGTTTTCCACTCCAATATCTTATAAAACTCAACATGTGCTTATATAATTTTATAATTTATATTTAACTGTTAATATCCTCCCTGTCCTCAATTTTCATTAACAAATTTTTCCGTATGTAGCCAGACATGAAATGCGAATAATGGTGATCCGTGTACTCACTAAATGAAGTGCCAAAGTATTCATCAATCACTTTCATATATGTTTCAATCTCAACATTCTGGAAGTAATCTGGATTTGGCCCGAATCCAAACTTGTCCAGGATATTATCCAAAGCGTCTTGATTGATTTTTATGTGCGGTTTTCTGGTTCGTTCTTCATACCTCTTGAAGAAATACTTTGATACTACCAGAAAGCGGTTGGTTGTGTATGGGCTTGTCGTATATCCTAGTTCTTCAATCCGTACTGAAACCTGGTTCTTGAATGCAGACCAGTTAAAAGATTTACGGTCTATTGGAGTATACTGGATGTTCTCCTCGGTCAACATATTTTTAATATGTTGAGAATTGAACCACTCGTTAGAGTGGTATGCATTTTTCTTTTCTTCTTTTAACTCCGTAGGAGATGTAGTATCTGATATAGTATTTTCTGAATGATAATTTTTGTTAGTATTCTCTGGTAATGCTTCACCCGAACTGTCTTTGTGCATTTCGTCATTTTGTCTATGCCTTTTGTCATTCTGTCCAGATGCACATTGGCTATTTGTCTTTGGGTTTTCCTTTACTATACCATTTAATATGTTTTCAAGAACATCTTCATTTATGGAATACCATTTTGTACGGTCTCTTTGGTCTTTATTATAATTTCCAGTGATAACAATTCCGGAAGAAATTAAACTTTTAAAAGCTCTTTCTATAGTTTTTGTAGACCACCATGGGAAATTATTCTTTTGCCATTCTTCCATCGTGTTAAAAGTCCAATATCTTCCATCATAATAATTTCTTTGCAATTTTTCATTTATTTCAAGCCAGTAATAAATTTGGCGTAAAACAATGGCTTCATTTAGCCCTAATTTTACTGCTAAATCTGGTTTGATGATAACGCTTTCTTTGCTGGATAAAAAAAGATCTGATAATTTACCTTTCATATTAGATAACCTCCTTGTTGGTCGTAGGCACTCTCCGTATTGTGCCAGAATCCTTGATTTATAAAAACAGTGGACAGGCGTATCAAGGTTTACGCTTTTCGGCGGCCAACCTAGCCCACTGGTTTTACCGAAATTAATTAATCAAACATTTTGAATGTTTCCTTGCAAAATTCCTCATAGTCGGTATTCCCGACCAGTGGCATTTTATTTCTCAGTTTTTCCATGGCTTTAAAAAACTTGCCTTGATCTTTGTTCCAGATTTTACAGGAAACAAGAAGATACTTCTCTTCTGTATGTCCATATTCTTTTCCAAAATTTACCCGAATTTTCTCATTCTTAAAAAGTTGGTCTGCCAGATACTCTTCTGTATCTGCGAAAATGTATTCGCTACGGAATAAATGTTTTTGAATTAAGATGTAATTTTTATATGACATGATATTCCTCCCTGTGAAAAAGGTTCCATTTTAAATCGAACCTTTCCAGACCTCATTTTAAATGCGGGCTGTCTAAAAATTCAAAATCATGCGGCAATTTTATTAATTCCTTTATTCAGAATAAATTCTTTAATTTCGTTATATCCCCAACCATATCCAACCAATGCACTTACAAGCATTTCGGCGTTCTGGACTTTCACCAACTCTTCTTCTGAAAAATAATCTCTCATACTTTCTTTTTTTGTGATTCCGAATTCCTCTCTCAGTTGCTTGGCGTTTTTGCCAAATATGGACTTGTAAATAACGTCTGTATATGTAGAATAGGCATGTCCGTGCATTCTTTCATTTTCAGAAGATTGCTGGATTGCCTTTGTTAATGCCTGTCTTACTGCTATTCCTTTAGCTCGTTCAAGTTCTGCTGCACGCTGCTTTTTAAAAGCAATTTTTAAGGATTGTTCGCAACCAATAAAATAATTTCTTGCTTGTTCTCCTCTTTCAGATTTTGATTGCATGGAAAGTTTCTTTGCAAAGCTGGCAGAGAGTTTATAATCTTCTCTTTGAATAACGCCACCTGTCGGTGTCTCGACATTGATGTCGAGTCGCACATAATCTTCATTCTCCATTGCAAAACCATTTTCAATAATATTTCTTTTGCACCATCTTGAAAACTGTCCTTGTGCAAGTTCTAAAAATGAATATAGTTTTCTGGCAGTAGTCATGCCTTCTTCGTCAATCCCAAGTGCAATCTCAATAGGTGTCTGTTCACTTGTTATCAAAACTTCATTTTCCATTCTCCATTCCTCCTTATATTGATGGATAAAATAAAAAAGAGCCGCCAAGTAAGATAAAAATTCCTCAAAATCGAGAAATATTAATTTCTTCTTAGCGGCTCAAAAATCAAGACCGTGTGTACTTCTTCATTGAGAAAATTATATCACACAATCAGTCAAAAATCAATATGCCGGGGATGGTTTGAAGCGGCTATCCGTGTCATTCTGGGCTTTGGTTACTGCTTTCGCAATCTCGCTTCCGTCCAGGATAATACTGTTCATAATGTACTGTGGATTCTTATTTCCGCTGTTCATACTCATTGCCATTGCAACGCCCTGTGCTACTGCTTTTGCCATTTCTTCTTTTGTAAGTCCCATGCTTCCGTCTGAACTGGAAACAATGCTATCTGCAATCTTCTTCATGGTTCGCGGATTTTCCAACGGAAGAACGGCTTCGGAACCGGCTTCACCGATACCAATTACCTGTGCACCGTTGAAAAGGCCACCTTTGGCGTACCAATTAGGCTTATAAACTGGTGTAGAACTGGTTCTTCCACCGCCAAGATCATGTTTTCTCCACTCTGAAATATAATAAGTCAGAGTTGGTAAGTGTACTTGTTTCATGCCATCAGCGAATGATTGAGCTGTTTCCCGACCAATTGATGTAAGATTAACATTAAATAGCCTTTTAATTTTATCCGAAATCCCAGACAAATTAGATTCTGTGTAGGTTTTCATTTTTCCAGTTTCCGTGTCAACTTTACCAGAAGCCTTTTCCCAAATCTGGTTTGTATTGATAAGAACAGAAGACCAATAACTTTGAATGGTTGTCATAACTTTACCCATTACATCTTTTGTATCGGTGTCCATGGTTCCGAGGGCTGTCGATACAGCGCTTGCGGAATTTCCCCAATTGGTTTTAGAGTTGGTTTCAACATCATCATTCGTGTTCTTTATCTTCGACCAAATGGAAGGCATTGTGCTTTCTGTGCTTTTTTTCATTCCAGCCATTGCCGTGCTTACTGCAGTATTGGCGAGACCAAAGCCAGTTTTTGTCTTGGATGATACGGATTCAGATGCTGTTGCAACTGATTTGCTCATTGTTGATGAAGCTTTCGGAACATCTTCTGAAAAAGCTTTTATAACTTTTCTTGTGTCAATTCCCATCTCTGCCATTTTATCCATCAATGCTTGGAATGCAGCTCTAGCTGTTGCTCCAGATGATTCTTGCTGTTGAAGGACAGTGCTTAATTCATCAAACTGCGTTGGAGTGATTACTGCTTGATCTGAAAGTCTTTCCAGTGCAGATTTTGCATTGTCAAATTCTGTCCCCATCGTACCGATATATTCATTAATATTGCTTACATGAGAATTTGTAGAGGTATCAGATTCCTCCATTGCTTGTTTTAATGCTTGCTTAAATGTATCAGAAGAAATTCCAAGATTTTCAAGTGATGTTTCTACGGTTTGGAGCTGTCCATCAAAATCAAATGCATTGTCTTTCACATTTTTTAAATCACCGCCAAGTCCGATAAGTTTATCACCAGAGATTCCGGTTTGGTCTTCGATGATTTTCAATGCTTTTCTAACAACTTCAAAATCGTTGAATGCGTCAGCTGTGGAATCTTTAAAGTCCATAGCTTTTTTTACCTGTCCAAGACCTTCCACGACAAATGCAGTCGCACCCAAATTGGTTGCGTATCCCCAAAATCCTTGGAATTGTCCACCAGCTGTTTGTGCGACATCACCGAGATTTTTTATCTTTTCTGCAAGTGTAGTAAACCCGCCATTTCCTGCTGCTTCTGCTTCATCTCCTAAATCCTTTATTGCTTCTTTTGCTCCACTTGTGCCATCTCCAAGTACATCTGCTAACTTTTCAGCAATCATTTCAGCGTTTTTCTTTTCAGCTATTTTTCCTGCAATATGTCCCACAAGCGAACCAACAAGAGTTCCAATGCCTGTAATATTTGCTATTTTTACTGCAATAAATGCTTTTGTAAGCCATTCTGCAATATGTCCGGCTATCGGGTGCTTTTCCTCTAATCCATCAAATAATCCGTTTAATGCACTGGTAAGACCAGTTAATAGCAGATCAGCTGCGGTACTAAGGATTTCTCCCCATGGCAATTCACCAAGGAATGTTCCAACACCTTGTCCAAATTCATAGAAAGTGTCTTTTGTAAGCGTATTTTTCAACGCCGTACACAGGTGAGATATGAAATCTCCAAGTGCTTGTCCATTTTCTTTCCAGTTTGTTTTTTTCAAGAAAGTAGAAATTCCCTCTGTGATATTATTAGTAAGTTCATCCCAGTTTACAGTTTTGGTAAACGCAGCCAAGCTTCTAAACGCTCCATTTAAAATTCCAGATAAAGAATCTGCAATATCCTTCATGGAAATTTTGGACACAGCGCCATTCAAAGCTTTTCCAAGTGAACTACCAAGCTTATCCCAACCAGTTACACCAGCGCCGTCCTCTTCTGACATACGTTTTACAAATCCAGATAGCATTTTCCAGGAAATCATAAACTTATTTCCAAGCAATTCACCCAGATTAGTCCAGTTGATTTCATCCAGTGCGCCGATTAACCCATCACCAATATTTCTGCCGATTAATCCAAAATCAATACCGCCATCACCAATAAGCTGATTAAGAGTATTTACAGCTGTGTTGATTCCCGTCCCGATAGTTCTTCCAAGCAAGTCAAAATCAAGTCTGGTATTTAATGAATTGAATGCTCTTGTAAATGCGTCTGTAAACTCAGTTATTTTCGGGGCAACATTTTTCCAGTTAATAACCTCATACACCTTGCTCATTCCGAGATTAAGCATATCGGCAATAGTAGTTCCTACACCCTCCCAGTCTTTCGCCAGGAATGCTTTTCTAATTTTGGAAGCCCATTTGTTAATAGGTGTTTCATCGACAGTCAAAACTTCGTCCAAGGAATCTTGTATTCCTGCAAAGCTATCAGCCAAATCGCCAAGTCCAGAACCAAGGCTTTTAGATGCAGTCCCGGAATCGTTTGAGTTATCAGCAAGCTGATTTAATTGGTCGAATGGTAATACAGAAAGTGCCTTTTTCAGCTTCTTTGCAGATGATGTAGCGTCATCAAGCCCAGAAGATGCGTCATCACCAGCTGTTTCTATACCACCTAAGTTAGATACAATATCGCTAACTCCACTCTGCGAACCTTTTAGTTTCTTTCCCATCAATACATACATGAAGTTACGGAACACATTCGCAGCTTGCATAAGCTTTGACATAAGCGCATTGAGAGCTTGAATAGCAGGAAGAATGCCAGCAATCAAACCTTGCCCGATTACTGCGGAAAGTGACTGGAAATTCAGAGTGAGTAAACGAACCTGGTTCGCCCAGGTGCCGCTTGTCCTAGCGAAATCCCCTTGCACATCGCCTGTAGCTGACATTAAATAGTTATATCGAAGAGCAACTTTTTCAGCTTGGGACATTGCATTATAAGATGTTGTAATTCCCCTTGAAAGAGCATAAGCCTCCATATTTGCAACGGATAAATTAATACCCAATTGTCTTAAAGGCTCAATTTCCCCGGAAATTCCAGAGCGTATTTTCTGAAAAGCAGTATCTGTATCAATGTTGTAAAATGATGCAATATCCCCGGCTAATCCAGCAAGAGAAATTGACATTTTAGAAGCTGCATCTTGCGCAACACCAGATGATTTCATCATTGCCATCATGGTCCCAGAATATTGCTTTGCCGCCAATTCTGATAATCCAAATTGTTCTTTTGCTGTGGATGCAAATTGATAAGCTTTATCAGACATGCTGCCAAACGCAACATCTACAACGTTTTCAACCTCTGTAATTTGAGAGCCTAAATCAACTGCGCTTCTTCCAAAGTCAACAAGACCTTGGATTGCCTTAAATCCAATTGCAGTTTTAAAGAGTGCGCTCAGATTAAAGGATGCAGTTTTCAGTCCAGAGCTACCGCTTCCAAGACGCTGAAACCAACCAATGATAGTTTTTATGCCACCACCAATTTTAGAAGCAGTTTTACTTACAAGATTTCCAAGACTCAATGTACCAGATGATAATTTTGAAAAAGCACTGGATATGGAATTTGTTGCAGTATTCACCTTGCCGCCAGCACTTGCCAACTGCGCCAGTGCTTCCGTCATGCGGATGGTATTCTCACTGATTTTTGGAGCATTTTCCATTACTTTGAAAAACTTCTTTGTTTCTTGCGCCAGATTTTGCAATTGTCCAGCGGTCTGGCTAGTCTTGTTTCCAGCACTTGCCAGTCTTCCGATGGATTGTACAAATAAATTAGTTGGTTCGGAAACATCCCCCACTCTGGACAGCGTTTTTATCACAGATTTTAATTGTTTTCCAAGCCCAGGAAGTGCAACTTCTACCTGTTTTGCCTTATCACCAGCATTTACAAGTTTCTGTAAAGAAGAAACAAAACGGTTGGTGCTGGAAGATACATCTGGGAGATCAGAAAAGCTTTTCATGGAATTTGCAATTTTATCCAAAGTGGTTGTGTCAAAATTATCCGTTTTGACTTCCATTAGCCTTTTGACTGCATTAATTCCTTGGATTACTTTTGAACCACTAAAATCAACAGTATTAAGAACAGACATAGAGTGTGCCACTTTCTGTATACTGTTAATTGTTTGCTGTGCATTTGAAGAATCAACTTTTCCAAGCTTTTCAATAGCTTTTGTTACTGAATTAATATTTTTAGTATCTATTTTGGGTACAGAAATATTCTGTAAACCGCTGATAGACAATAAACCAGACGCAAAATCTTTAAGTGATTTCCCGCTTCCATCCAATGCTGAAAAATTTACACGTGATATGCTGGTGAGTTGCTTTGTAAGACCACCAAGATTAGGTAAGGAAACTCTAACACCATTTAATGTTTTTATGGATGCAGATACTCTTCCTATTTCTCTGGCATAATGGCGCAATCCACCTGTATTCAGATTCTTAAATGAACTGTTTACGTTCAAAAGTTTTCTTGATAAGTTCTCAAGTGACCGAACAGCTTTTGCCGTACTACTTCTAACCTGTAAATCAAGGGTGTCAATGGTGTTATCCGCCATTTTCAATTTCCCTCCTTTTTGCATAAAAAAATAAAGGGCAGACAAGACTAATCATCCTGCCTGCCCTCTTCGTTACCTATCTCGTCAAGTTTCGCATTTGCTTGTTTTACAAGAAGCTCAAAGTATCTTTCTTCTTGCTTTAATTCCTCTTCTGTTTTTTCATCATAAATCTTTTCTGGAAGCAATTCTTTTTTATCATCACTTCCAAATGGCTTTTTGGGGTATGAAACCTTGGAAGAAAGTGCACTTGCTATAGCAATTTGAACATACGCACCAGAAACCCAGGATTGATAATCAATCAATTTGCTCTTCTGATTAATTTCATCTTCTTTTTGGTTTCTCCAAGCTTTTAATCGAAGTTGAAACTCTTTTATGGTGCAATGAAGAAAGTCATGCTTGCTCATGCCAATTTTTACCGCTTCTGGATAAAGTTCATCCCAAATTACTTCTCTGTAGTTTTTTTCTGTTGAGTCACTGGTTTCTTCTTGGAAGTCTTGAACGCATCCTCCAGAAACGTCCCGATTCCGGTCAGATTGAAAAAATCGTCTTCCTCCATTTGTTCAATGCAAAGTTCAAGAACACCGTAAAAATTCCCAAATTCATCCTCAGAATGTTCTCGAATATAGCTTGCAAGAAGCCTTTTTGCAGTTGCAATATTCGGCACTTTTCCGTCTCCATCTGGGTGATCTCCGTGGTGTTCCATAAGCCCAGCATAAAATACTATAAGCGTAGTCTGCGGAATGTTTGCAACGCTGGAAATTATTTTAGAAACATCCTTTTCGTCAGAAGCTAAAGCAAGTGAGGAAAACAATCCAGCTATCTCCTTAACACAATCTGCATATAAAGAAGCCTCAATTGTATATTCCAGTTTATAATCGTTCCCGCTAATAGTTATTATCTTGTACATATCCTATCCTCCCAGTAATAATTACTCTTCCTCTGTTGGTTTGATTGCGGTATCAGCACCAACATACTCATTGATAGTCAGAGACATGGAAACTGTAAGAAGTCCGTTCTGGTCTCTGGCTGGTTTTGGAATCTTTGTTGGTGGCTCAATTTTGGTAAAAAATGCCTTTTGAAGAGAAGGGAAATACTCTTCATACCACATTGATAAGCCAGATGCCTTTCCAGTTTTGTATGCAGCAATAAGTTTTTCCCACTCATCAATTGTTTCGTCTGTAACGTTTACTGCTACATTGAATGTTCCACCTGTAGAACCACGTCCAGCAATTGCTCTTTCAATTTTGTCTTCCAGTGCAGACGCATCAATCGTCTCTACATCAATGGTAATTTCGTCAGAAGCGTTGATTCTGTGAAGCATTATAAATTTTGTAGGCTTAGTACCAGCCACTGTTTCAACGGCATATCCAGTAAGAGAACCAACTGTAGATACACCAGCAATATTGCCTTTTTCTGCCATTGCTATATCTCCTTTTCTTTCTATCAAACTATAAACTGGCTCTATGACTCTCTTGCACGTAACCCTGTGCCGGGAGATAGCGGATCACCGCCTTTCTACTCTTCTTTTCCAGACTGCTTAATAAGCTGATTTACATAAGTGCTTAATCCAGCAACGATAATTCCTTGTGTAATTGCAGTAAACAGCGCCATTGCAGCTTCCTGTGAACCGGAAACCGTAGATGTTGCAAAAACGTAAAGACCGCAAATTAACATGCCGAGAATTCCTAAAATCATCGGAATAAATTTGTCAGAAATATTTTCTGATTTTTTAATCATTACCCCGATAAAATAAAGAACTACAACGACAATAAGTAATTCTGGCTTTACATAACTTAAAATCTGATCCATAATCTCACCTCGCTTTCGTTTTAAGCATAAAAAAAGAACGTCTATGCGTTCATTGGTTTAAAGTAATTTTCCTGTATATATTCGGCTGTATCGGCTAACAAGCTTTTTGATTCCACTGTCACCAAAAAACATAGGTTCCGGGCCATATGTACGACGGAATCCCATGTTCACCATAGCTTTGTGACTTATCTTGTCCAATTCATACAATCTGGTTAATGCTTTACTCCCAGATGTGAAGCAATTTACTTGAAACGATGGCATTGTTGCGCATTCATCCCCTTCAAGGTCACCTCTCGTAATTGGATTTCCGAGCATATAAAGCTGTGCATATGCTTTTTTGCCAGAAGCATTTGTCTCGCTCCCATCCATGGAGTAATTGTCTGCGCCAGTAATCTTAGAAACAGCCGCTCCCCACCTTGAAAAAACTTCTAATACAGGGGATTCTATTGTGTCTGGCATATCTGTCACCTCACAATAAAAAATGCGCCCACCTTTATAGTGAACGCATTGCATTTTATGCTACAATTTAACACTGTAATGATAACATAATTGGTTGGTATCATTCAGTATACTATGGTATCATCTTTAAGAAGAGAATACCTCTTTGGCAATTTTTCGGATATTCTGAATGATTTCTACACTGGCTTTATACATTGGCATTGTAGCTTCTGTGCCGTAAGAACGTACCCATTCGCCAGAATCAGAAACATATACCCAGGAATCGTTTTTTCCTTTTCCTTGTCCGTAAGAACCGATTGTATAACCAAATTCTTCTCCTTTTGGATGCGGACTAGAACCTGCTGTGCCATTGTAGTGAATACCTGCACCGAACTCTATAAACAAAAGGTCTATTCCTTCGCATATTAAATGGGCTTCTGCATAGTTTCCAAAACTGTTAATTTTGATGTAAGTATTATGGTTCTTATCGGAATCGCCTTGTGCTGCTAAAATATTTTGATTAATGACTGGAATCCCTAATTCACATAATCTTTTTATGAAGATTTCATTTTTGCTCCTTAAAGATTTTTGATAATTTTTTATTTCATCAATAGCATTTTGGATTGATTTCTGCGATAAGGTACACTTTATTGTCTTACCCATCCTCGTTTCCTCTCTTGGAAATTCCGTATCTGGCAATATTGCCTTTTTTTGTGTCTAAAATCTTCTTTAGTGTGTAGTCTGGCAATACTGTAGGATCTCCATTTTCGTACAAAATAAGGCTTCCATCCTCGCTTATTTGTGGGATTCTGTCTATCCAAAATATGTCTGCTTCCTGTGGGTGGAAATTTCGGTTAAAGCTTGTAATGTACCTGTCGTAATCTGGCACTATTCCGGCTGCGATTTCTTCTGGTGTTCCAGCTGTGGATGATACAGAAAAAGAGAACAGAACTGGCTTCTCATAAACTTTAACGCGGTCTAATCCTTTTGTTTTTTCAGTAATTCGTGACCAATATACTTTTTGCTTTTGACGGACTAATCCTCTCATATTTCCTCTCTTTCTTAAATTTGGTTGCTTAACTAAAGCCCTCTTTAGTTAATTAGAGTGCTTTCCATTGGTCAAGCATAACTTAATCATTATAAATAACACTATGAGTGTTGTAATTGATGCTCATTGTTCCCAAATGTCGCATACTTCTATCTCTGTCAGCTCCAACTCTAATAACTTTTACTAATTCTGTATTAGTATCGAAAGTTAATATATTGAATGCATCTTGATTTTTTGTACCATCAGTTCTATCAATGTCAAGATTGTTGGAAAGAAGTCCACAAGCAACTACTATCCATAATTGATTAGGAAATTCTGATGTTGTATATACAAAATCAACGTGTGTATGGCCACAAATCCAAGTTATGAATTTGCCATCATCATCAATAAAATTTTGCACAGTTTGCTGATAGATTGTGTTTGTAACACAAGTATCATATTCATCTTCATATTTCAGATTGATAGAATTGAAAGAGCAATCAATATAATTCACTTTAGATGTTTGAGGTACACAATGAGTTGCACATACCACCGAATAGCCTTTTGATTTAGCACTTGACAAAACACTTTCAAGCCAAGTATTCTGATTGGTTGCATCTGTTCCACTTCTCATACTATCTAAAACTATTAGTCTTATTTTTTCAGAATTATAGTCCTTGTAATAATATGTTTTTCCAACATCATGTGTTACATTCCAATTGGAAATATATGGGTTTATAAACTTGTTGTATGCTTCAAGCATAGTGCATTGACCTGAATACCAATCTACATTGTGATTTGCCAAGCCATCGTGATTACCTATGCAAGTCAGTATTCTTTCAGTACCACTTACACTATCCCAATACGTCATGCCATCACTATAATTATTTGTCATATCTCCTGTGCAAATAGCATCATCAATGTTTTTAATATTGTTAATAAAATTTGTAAATCTCTGCAATCTGATTTTATCAAGATGCAAATCTGAAATATGTGCTAAACATAATGGTTTAGTATTATTTCTTCGATAATGATTTGCTTGGTTGATTTTGTCTTGTATTCCTAAATTATTTGCAATAACACTATCATTATATTTAATATCTGTTAGACAAGTACCATAAATGACAACATCTCCCGTTATTTCACTTGGTGACAAATCAGCATTATCTGTTCTTCTCCATAGTGGCAACATTAATATCTTCTCTTGTGCCACATAAGGATATATACCGCCCCATTCATCTCCGTATTTTAATTTTTTTGTGTTAAAATCAAAAAATGAAATAGCTAATTCGTATCCATAAGGAATATTTTTTACATCAACTGCCTCTCCTTTGTTTAGGATTAAAAAATTACTTGTCCTTACTCTGTTAGTTGACTTACCCAAAATTCCTGTATTATAATAGGTGCCATTGACATAATCGGTTACATGGAAAACTTTTGTATCCTCATTTAAGAAAAATGGCTTTTCATAAAACTTCAATTTATAATTTGAAGTCAATACGCAAACAACAATTTTGGCATCTTCAAGCGTGTAATATGTATAATCTTCAAAACGATCATATGGACTTGTTATTTTAATCGGTGTTACAGTATCTCCTACCGATACAGTATCACTATTTGTTTTTCCAAGCATTGTTATGTTTGCATTAAGAGTTCCAACTAAAACAGTTTCATTAGATTTTAACGAAATTACAGCATATTTTGAAAGTGAGGATTTTTTTACAATTCCATTATTATCAATATACCCATTCTGCCATACTATATTTTTGTGTATAGGCTTTACGCCGTTGGTTATATTAACTAAATCTTCCTTTAGCGAATCAATAGCTTCTCCCGTTGCTTTTGCTTCTGCAAGCCCACCTTCTATAGTCAATGTAGTGTCTGGCTGTGATACACTCTGGATGTCCTTAATAGCTTGTTCTTTTGCGGAATTTACATTTTGAACAGCTTCCGCAGATGTGTTTTTAGTAAGCTCCAAAAGCTGATTTATAATATCTTTTTCTTGCTCGCCTATCTGTGGTTGATCAATCTCGATACCCTCTAGCACTGGTACTTCCGCTATTGCGGTATTCCATTCAACACTAATATTTGAATCGGAATCCGTTTTAACAGCACAAACAATAAAACGTACCGTTCCCATATACCTTGCTGCATTTCTTCCAATCAACCAAGAAAAAGTTACATTTTCGCCATCTACAGCTACATCATCACAAATGTATTGGTCTTTGATAGAAACATTAAAATCCACACTGCTTACGTTTTCAAAGTTAATTCTGACTGAAAATTTGGATAAATCAAGATTATCTCCTACAATTTTGGGACATGAAAATTTAATACGTTCTGCATTCTTGTCAGATTGTACCCCACCAACTACGATTGTAGAGGGCACGAAAATAGCCCTTGTCTTAGCGTCAATTGTGCATATATCGGATTCTTCAGAAAGCAAATTAACATCTTCTTTTGTGCTCATAAGTAAATCAAGTGCTGTTGCCATGTTCTACCCCCTCTGTGATACTTTAGTTTTACCAGTGGTTATAATGTATTTTCCGTTATCTTTTACGCCAGTGACAGATACAAAAAAGCAATCCCAAGTAAGGGCTTCTGGCGGAATTTCACATTGATTGTTTTTCAGTATTACTGGATATTCTCTTTCCATTCTCTAAAATGAAGCAGCTGTTTTACATCCGTTCCACTCTGGTGAAAAGATAAACAATGCTTTAAGATATCCAGTCGTGCCCTTTACCAGTCCAGAGAAATCACACTTGGGATCTGGATAAATTCTTTGATTATTTACAATAAATCTTAATACTCTCATGCAATCACCCTTTCCATTCCAACAGGAGAAACATATGTGAATTGGTTTCCTAAAATATCTCTGGCTGTGCCAATAACAAACTGTCCATAGTCGGACAGAATATTGCATACAAATTCCTCTGCGTCCACCCAATATCGTTTCTTAACCATGCGGTGAAGTTCTGTTAATAGACCGTAGCTGAACATCACGCAATGACCTAATTCATGGATAAATACACGATTTAGAAGTTCGCCATGTAGGTTGTTCGCAATCGAAATTGTCATTGTAGAGTAATCAGATACAGCAAGTGTCCTCTGCCCTGTACGGTCAATCAAAACATTATCATGGGGAGAAACAAAGCGCACTCTCCATAAGTCCCCATTCATGTAGAATTGTCGTAGCATGGTTTATTACCATCCTTTCTACGAAAAAAGCCCCTGCCGCACTACTGCAACAAGGGCTTAATCAATATTGTAATCATGTCATCTGCTGAACTAAACGGCTCAGGTCAGTTTTCATCTGCTGTCTGAGCGCTGCATCTGCATCCGACCACATTTCCGTAAGGTTACGAATAATATCTGATGTGTATTCTTTCATGGAATCATCCATTTTTCTCTTGGATTCAGAATCCTTAGAATCATGATAGTGTCTACGATTCTCATCGTATCTATCATAGGATTCGCCATATCTGGACTTCTTCCAATTCATATTCATACCATCATTTTCCATATCACTACGATCTGGATGATATCCCATGCGGTACATATTGCGCTCAAACTCTGGATTGTTTAAATACTCATCCATCCAGTCATCATCCTGCATATACAGATACGGTCTATAACCTTTTCTGGTTCCCCTACCTTTTGGAGCGAAACGCCCATTTGAATAGCGGTAACGGTCATATCCCATGCGTCCAAGATGCTTTTCTTCCTGTTCGCATTCATCCATAGCTTCCACAATGCGATAATCTTTATCAGCGCAAATCGCACATTTTACTGCTTCCATGCAGTCTTTCAAATCGTCCCAGTCTTGAGCACTGAGATTATCAAATCCATGTGTTTTGGCTTTTTCCATAGCCCATTTTCCCATTTCCATTGCTGTCTTATGCATTCACGATACCTCCCCTCTTCACAGCCTGTACAACATTTTCTGCTGTTGGGGCTGTACCATTGATTGCAGTCAGATTATTGTTCGGACTACATGCCGGGTTTCCTAACATTTTGAACGCTCCACCAGTTGCACTTGTTGCAACTCTGGTTGCATATTTTGTTCTGGTTCTTACGCCACAAGCCGTAACCTGTGCACAACAACGATTCTCCAATGGATATAAGGTTGTTCCTGTTCCTATCTGAATCATTACTGGGGCGGTAATTGTGGTTGTATTTGGAATGGACTGCGCTAAAACAATGCAGTATTTTTCTCCATTATTGTAGCTTCCTTCCGGGATAGTAACCACAAGATTTCCACCTGTGAATGCAATTGCAGTAGACAGCACAAGGTGATTACAGAGCTTACAAACATTCTTACATGCCATATTTTTTACCTCTCAATCAATAAGAGGTGAGCCGCAACCCACCTCTTAGAATTAGTCAACCTCTAAGGGTGAGTTCAACAACTTTTGTTACTTTTAAGATAAATAGTCAGGGATATTCATTCTAGGGCTAGAATTTCCAGTTCTGTTCTTTTTACCAAATAAGCACTCTTCCGCACTCCATCCGGCATGTACCCTATACGCAATGGTTTCTTTTCCTATTCCAAGTTCTCTACTCCACTGAGAAATTGTTTGCTTTTTCCCACCGTACTCTAAAAATACGCTTCTTCTTTTGTTGCTGGCTTGTTCAAACCCAGTAATCCAGCAACAATTTTCGGGACAATAATTTCCATTTACGTCTTTTCTCTCAATGGTTAAGTCTTCTTGATATCCATTCGCATAAGCCCATTCTCTAAACGGCCAATATTCTTGCCACTCATCACACAATTTAATTCCACGTCCACCATAGTCTTTATAGTGCGGGTCATTTGGGTTAGTACATCTTGTTTTAATCGAAGACCATTTTTTATATAAAATTCCGGTTGATTCTCCATGACAGTTTCTACTTTGTTTTGAGTAATAACTTCGCAAACATCCGCAAGATGTACTTGTTCCCCTCATTAAATTGTATTGATAGCAATTGACATCATTGCCACAGTCGCAATGACATTGCCAATAATTAGAACGATTTTTCCTGCCTATTTTCTTTACTACGGTCAATTTTCCGAAACGCTTTCCTGCCAAATCTTCCGCTTTTGGGTGTAAACATCCACAACTTTTTGTGTGACCATTTCTTAGTCTAGATGTGTCTACGATCACAATATTGCCACAATCGCATTTGCATTCCCATAACCTATGTTTCCACTTATTGGTTCCTGCGCTAGATTCAACTGTAAGTTTCCCAAATTTTTGACCTATTAAATCTTGATTAACCATGCACCGTTTCTCCTATGATAATTTTATTATATCATAATAACGGTACATATTCAATTTTTAATTTAATTCAATGATAAAATCAGCAACAACCGTTGTTTCCCCCACATCCACAGCTTCCATAATATCCATACAAGTTGCTTGCCGGATATGCAGGAACCGGAAGCGGTGCAGTGCGTCTGAGAATTTCTGCTGTATTTGCGTTCATAGCCGCCTGTAATACCGCATTCTGGTCGGACTGTGAAGCCGCCAGTTTAAGTGCCTGATTCTCTGCTCTGAGGTCTGCTGTCTCTTTCTGGCAAAGATAATCAAGAATGGCACGAGTGTTGCTGTTCTGATTTTCCAGAAGGTCTCTGGTGTTATTGTTCATTGTGTTCTGCAATGCACAAGTGTTGGTAGCAAGGTTGTAGTTGATACCCTGGATGGCTTCTCTTGTTTCGCAGCAACAACTTGCTAACTGAGACTGTAATGCATTGGTATTCTGCATACCGGCTACAGTATCAGCATTGATTGCCTGCTGAACGCCGTTAAAGCCTTGAAGCATTCCAACGTTCACGCCATTGAAGCCACTCTGCATGGTATTGTTAAGCGCATATGTGCTATCGCAAATACCCTGCTGAATACCTCTGATACCATTCTGAATATCATTCAGAGCAAAGCTCTCATTGATATCCGCTCTGGTTGCCCATCCTTGGAAACCTGCACCATTTGTACCGTTTCCACCATTGCCACCCCAGCCGCCAAAGCCGCCGAAACCGCCCCAGCCGAAGATTGCGAAAATAAGGACAAGCCAGATAAGGGAAAAACCATCGCCGCCCCACATGTCGTTTGCACGGTTATTAGAGCCTGTAGCGGCTGCAATGTCGCTAAGACTATAATTTGAACCATTCATCATGTTTTTAGTCTCCTTAAATTTTATTTACAATAGGAGACATCCGCGGCTGTCATCCCAAATTGTAGCGATTTTAAATCACCCAATTATGGGGAAATGTTATAATCCAAGGAATTTCTGAATAATTCCATCTGGTGATAAGTGCTTTTCATTAAATACATTTTGCTGTATTTGATGCAACTGGTCTGTATCACCTTTTTTGTATAAATCCAGTGCATTTTTTAATGTTGGATTGTTTCCAGCAAATTTGCTCATATCGTTCATCATGTTATCAACACTTCCGAACCTCTGGGAAATCATTTGCTGAATTTTTTGTTTCATTATTGTATTTGGGCTGAAATTCATCTCTGATTACCTCCCTTCTGTGTTTTGGGCGGTTCAGATTGTATTGGCAATAATTCTTTAATTTCAGAAATTTCAGCATGAACATCATCACGAAGTTGGTTAATCAGCGAAACAATATCAACTTGATTTGTGTTATTGGTTTCTGGCTGTTCTCCTTCATTTACAAGTCTGTAAGTGAAAATTCTGCTTCTTCCATCTGCTTGCAACTGTTTTCGGTAAACTTCTGTACCGTCAGTTTTTGGATAATAAACAGGGTTTCCAGACATATCTACGTCTTTCGCCTTTACGGTATCAATACCATCAACCATCTGTCCTTGTAACATGGGGATTTGTGGCATTTGTGGCATTTGCTGTATTGGTTGCTGAATCTGTGCCTGTCCGTATGGCATTGCCTGCTGATAACTATTCTGCAATTGTGCTAATCTATCTTGATACGGTTGTATTTGTTGAAATGGTTGCGCAAAATACGGATTACCATACTGCATATCTCAAACCTCCCTTGTTTTTATAACTATATTTTACAATAATAAGAGGTTGATTAACACGCCATGATAACGCCATAAATACGCCACATATACGCCATTTTCTATGAATACAAAGAAAAGCCCCGACAATACATCGGGGCAACTTTCATAATTTTCTTCTTTAATTTTCTGTTTATGCGGTCTACGGTTCTTGGGCTGTAGCCCATGATTTCTGAAGCTTCTGCAAGTGTTTTTTCTTCGTAAACACGCAATCGGAATAACTCTTTTTCTCTGGAATCAAATCCAGCTTCACGCAAATAGAAGATTCTTTCATCTTCCGAAAAGTCTTTATAATCATCCATTCCACCGTCCTCCCTGTTAGTGGAATCAATATTTACACCGGGAAAATGCCTTTAAGGGCAAACCCTAAAACAATACCAATTATGCCAGTTATAACATAAGCAATGATTTTGTCCTGTAATTTTCCTGGCTTTTCCATGAGTGATTTTAAATTGTCGTTCATTTCGTCAACTGTATCTTTAATGTGTCCCAGATCATTGTTATATAAAGCAATTTTCTGTTCCAGCGCATTGATACGCTCAAAAAAAACTCCATCCCTTTTGGAATGCTTTTCTTTCATCTCATGGACGGCACTTTCCAATTCTTTCAAGCGGTGTTCGTTGACGCACTCGTGTTCACATCCCATCGCTGTTCCTTTCCATCACTCCCATTTTTTAAGATATTGCTTCTACCCACCTAATTTGAAGCACCCCTGCGATACGTGGGAGGATTGACGTATCACGCACACACCATCTTAGAATCCGATAAATGGAAAAACACCATGATTCACATAGATTTCAGTTTCAGAATTCCAATTTCTATTTACAGAAGATTCGGAATGTGATCCTTGAAACTCAGCTCCCTGTTTCACCAGAAAGAAGAGAGCCAAATCAAATATGCAATCATAGCAGTTTTCCATATCGGAATTTATTTTCTCATCACTGTAAGACGAAGGATAATTCCTTTTCTTCTTAAATGAACGAATAGCCCTCTCTGCTGAAAGAGGAATCATCCTCGCTGTTTCTGCATCATCTTCAAGATAATTTGTCAAATCCTCTATAAGCTGTTCGTCCATTTAATCACCTTACCTTTGCTGAGATAAAATCTCTGATATTATTCCAGCCTTATTAGTTGCTGTCAGGGCATAGCCGTTATCACTTGCGAGTTGTCTTAACTGAGATACAGTCATATTAGACAACTCGCTTTCTGTATACTTGTGTGTTGATGTATCATTCACACTTGCTACAGATGGTGACTGGCTGTTTTCATCGAGACTATGCCCGGTTATTCCCCCGCTTTGGTACCGATCACGATACCACCGTTTGCTTTTGGTGCAACAGGGACGAACATACCGGATGCTTTTGTCCATACTGCAACTGGGTCTGGTGTAGCCCACATGGAAAGAGTTACGAAAGAACGGTTCTCTTCCTGTATAAACTGTCTGTATTCAAGCTCTTCTGGTGTCACACCCCAGAGGCCAACACCGAAAGAACCGTTAGCATCTGCTTCATACAGAGTAAATACATCCTCTTTGAGGTATCTGGCTGTTTTCAGGGTTCCATCTGCTTTTCTGAAATTAAAGTTCTCATCACAACGATCAATTGTGATTCCATATTCCTGCATAAGCAGATTGGCAAGCTCCTGCTTTGTGAGAAGCCTTTTATTTGCAGCACCCAGAACAGCTGTCTGCATTGCAGTGTTGTTCCGCATGTAGTTAATCATTTTAAGAGAAGTAACAGCTTTGTTTACTACATAGCCATTGCCTTCTGCTACAGCTACCATTTTCTGGATATCGCCCATGATATCTGCATCTGGCTTAGACCAATCAGTAAGCGTTACTTTTGCACTTGCTGGAACGCCATAGTCAATTCCCATGTCAACATGGTTCTCTTTGATTGTTACAGCGCCGGTGGAAAGGAACTGTCCTTTCATAACATTTGCTCTTGTAACAACGCCCTCGAACAGTCTGGCTGCATCATCAAATACAAAGTTTTTCAGTGCTTCATTATCCGGCACACCGTTTTCAATTGCCTGCCGTAAGTTTTCGGACTGATTGATTTTTCTCTTAATGAAGAGTTTTTCAGTCAGGACTTTTTCAAATCCAGGTCTTGTGCCGATTTCTGCTTCGCTATCAAGAGCGTGGACGAATGCAACTTCCGGGAGATTCTGTCCAGCCATAAGTCTGTAATACTCTGCTTTCAGATACTGGGTTTTTGTATCTGGGAAAATGGTATCGAGGATACCTGGTCTTTTAACGCTGAAATTCTGAGAGAAATTAAGTCTTTCTTCTTGGGTAATTGATTCCAAAATATTAAATGGCATTTGTCATACCTCCTTAAAATACTGGGTCTTCTGTGACTACAAAAACAATTCCGGATTTTTCAAGCTCTGTTTTTGCAGTAGTGTCAACTGTTACTGGAAGTCTCTTTTCAAGAACACGTCCTGAGACAATCACAGAAATTGGTCTCTTGGTATCATCTGTCATATCAACATCTTCAAATACAATGCCGATTGCGCCTGTCGCATTTGTTGGATATACGGAACCTGCTTTGATAATTTTCTTAGTTCCAACTGTTTCAGCATTTGTCTGGTCTGCTGTGTAGGTTTTGAGTACAAGTCCGACCTCAGATTCAAGAATATTTGGAGTGGACTCATACTGCTCTGTTTTCATAAAAGCCATTATTTATATCTCCTTTACTTAAATATTTACAGGGGCGTTACCGTCCACTGATTTAGTTTCCTGGTTCTTTTTTGCTGAGTAAGCTTTTGCAAATTCAGCAGCATCACTTTTTACTGTAGCTTTCCCACCGCTACCACCACCCGGATTCGGAGTGTTTTCCAATGCTTCCTTCTCCCAAGCTGCTTTTGCGGTATCAAGTGCTGTTTTATTTGCTTCGGAAACTCCCTTAACAAAAGTTTCGACTTCTTTCATTGCATCTTCTGGTTTCTCATACGGTGCAGATGCGTATGCTTTAATAGCACTCGCGTATGTTTCGGTTGAAAGTCCTGCATTTGCGAACATAGAAGTAATTTCACTGGTAAGGGCTTTTTTGTTGGATTCTGCAAGCGCAGCTTTCAAATCAGCTAACTCCTTATCCACTGCTTCCTTTTCTTTCTTGCGTTCAGCTTCTAGCCGTTCTGCTTCGGTCATGTTCTGCTTTTTCAACTCTTCCAACTCTTTTTCCAGGGAATCTGCTTTTTCAGCTTTTTCCTTCAGAGAAACATTTTTGTCTTTCTCTTTCTTAGTTTCAGCAGAAATAGAATCAAGAAGCTTAGAAACCTGTTCCTCGGAAGGTTCTGCAACTCCCATACCGATAAGTGCCTGTTTTGCCTGTTCTCTTGTCATTGAAATCTCCTTTCTTCCAGTCCAATACGCTTTTTCAACACGGTTCGCTCCGCACATGGTCTGTACCCGATTTACGCTCACGGGCTGTTGCAATTTATTTGATTTTGTGTATTAAAAAAGAAGCCTTAGATTTCTCTAAAACTCCTTAAATAATCGAAATTTGGTTCATTCTTCGTTAGATGGAGAATTTGCCATTGGTTCTGTTTTGGACGGATTTTGAAACTTTCCGTCAAGTAATTGCTGTGCTTTCTGCATTTCCGCTTCCGGGTCTGCCAGTTCCGGGTAAATAGTTCCCAGATACGGTAAACTCATTTCGTAGACTTTCTGCGGATCACTAAATAGCCCACAAGTAATCAGTGCAATAAGCGGATGAATTTTATTTTTGAACAGATAATCAAGTGCTTGTGCTTTTACAAGCATATTGTCTGTTGGGTTTCTGGTTATCTTTACATCAAAATCTCTGGTTGAGATATTAACATCATTTGATGTACCACGGATAATATTCAGAATGATTCTAGCAGATTCCTTTTCAGCTTCCTTGGTGAATGCTTCTACCAATTTTGCATCTCTTTCTGCGAAGTCCCATCCATTACGAAGGTATACAGCATTTCCTGTATCCCCTCCGCTATTGCTTTGGCGGTTTGGCATTGCTTCCACAATCAGCATGTTATTGTAGATATCATCCTTTGCAACCTGGCTCTCTGATTGATTCAATTCAGCGGTCATCAGTTCAACATCCGACTGACAGCCATTTCCAGTATCTTTAACAGAGATGGCGCCAAGTTTTACCATTTCCAAAAACTCGTTTTTATCTACCTCGCAGTTCTTGAACTTCATAAAGGATTGCACAAACTGTTCAACGCCATTTAATCTATCAGACTGGTATTTGTTGATTGCATCAAATAATGTGATTGCAATTTCAACGTCCGAAAGCCTGTCATGATTATTCGGGCATTCAACAATAGGAATCCCACCAAAACCGTTGATGCCATATTCGGTTACTTTTCCATTCGTGATTTTGAAAAACTGGTTCTTTGAATAGCATAAGTAGTATTGTTGCTCATCTTCATCCTTCAAAATCTGAACGGACAGCATTGGTTTTCCGTTCCTCTGCGAATATACAATGTAACAATCACCAGGATACGGAATAAAGATTCTAAACGGCGGTAAATCTCCGTTTTCTGTCCAGTCCTCTTCTTTCAGAATAGCCTTATAAGAAGTTCCTGTTGCACTTTGGTATATTGCTCTCTGGATGTTTCTTGCATCTGCATTGGCTTCATCCAGATAATCATTCAGCAAATCAACTTGCTCATTTATTTTTTTGTCTGCATTTTTCTTTTTACATACATATTGGATTGGTTCCCCGCAAATCTGTCCAGCTTTAAATTTTACAGTTTCAAATGCGTGATTTTCAACCACTCTGTTATTGACTTCTGGACGGACTATTTTGTTTCGGTATAATATCGGCTGATCGCCTTTCATGTACCGATACAAGTAATCAATCAATGTTCGATTTCTATTATGTATGCCAATTGTATCTGATACTACTTTTACTACATTTTGCGGAGTGATTCGGTCAACGCCTGTGTAGGCTACTTTTCGCCCGAAATCACCTCGGCATAAATCTACAAAATTCATTGTATTTCTCAAAGCCGAACCATCCTTTCTACAAAATAAAAAGCACTGGATGTTTTAATCCAATGCTCTACTTTATATTCTACACATATTAAAAGTATCTTTCAGTATACTTCGGTATCATCTTTCGAAACCTTTTATCTTTTTTATTTCTGCTATGGCTTTTAAATGCTTTTTTTTAATGTGAATCTCTGAATAACCCATCTCATCTGCAATGCGAACCAAAGATTTGTACTCAACATAGTGCTTAAATAATATGTCATATAGTAATGGGTCTTCAACCTGTTCTATAGTTCGGACTATTTCTTGTCTTTTTTGTAAAAATTCAGATATCATTTCTGAAATCTCTTCTCGCAGATCAAATATCTTCGCAATCATGTCTCCCATCGGATCACGTTTTACAGAAGTTTGCACCTTTTCCCCAACTGGAATTGCAGATACACTTGTGGAAAGAGAACTGAGCTGTTCTTCTTCGATAAGCTTGTTTTTGATTCTGTTATCATAATTTTCAATTTGTCGTAAATATTGAGCTGTAGTCATCATACTCTATCTCCTTCCCCACATAAAATTTTTGGTTGCTTTTACTTCTGCAAATCTTTTGCCGGCAAGCGTTATTGCAAGCTGCGTAACTCCATCGGCAGCGTCATCATGTTCATTATCACCAATATAGACGAATGTAGTTAATTCATCCATAGCCTTTTGATACTGTTTATTTTGATATTTCGGAGCCAAAAATATAAAATTTTGCTTAACATCCCCGGAATACTGATTTATTTTTTCTTTTTTTGCTTGTTTTGAAGGTGCTTTTGTACTGGTCGTGCTGCAAGCGTATTTATGTTCTTTCAACCGTTCATTTACATAATAGGCATACATATCGCCACCATTATTTGCTTCAAAATTGATGGATTGAATATTATTACCCATGATTCTTCCAACAACTAATGGCAATGTTCCTTCTTTTGGTGCCGTGCTGAAAATCCAGTCATAAATATACACATCTCCATTTTCGTATTCTGCGCCCACTGGCATTGATAAGCTATCACCGCCACCCCACGCAACATCACAGGCAGAAACATTTTTAACAAATCCACCTTCTGGAAGAACGCCGTTATAATATCTCAATTCGTCAGCTGCAAACACAATTCCTTCACGTAAGAAGGGCTTTTGCTGATATTTGGCTTCCCATTCGTTAGCGTCTAATCTAGCTTTCATATCGACATAATATTTTGTTGAAAATCCAACGCCATACTCATAATCGAAATTCGATTTACCCTCATCATTCAAAGCTGGAATTTTTCTAAACCGATACATTGGATTATCGTGATTTAGCTTCTCGATTTTTCCGAGAGGGTCATATAAATTCCATCTGGTTCCAACCATAAGCTCCCTTGCGCCGTCAATCTTACGGTCAACCATCTTATTCAGATATTCTTGATATGTATTTTCTAATCGGGTGGGGCTTAATGAATGTTGTCTATCTCTTACAAGGTCATCCACATACAAATAACCATCGGAAGAAATATCAACGGCACCTGTCCAAGTACCTTCAATACCACGGCAAGTCATTGTTGCAAATCTATCTGGCTTGTCCAGGTTTATTTCAAAATCATCAGCACTCTGTTTTTGAAGTTTCGACTGTGGAAAAATTTCACTATAGTTGTATTCCTGTGTATTAATGAGATTAAGAAGTTCTCCGTAAAATCCTTTTGCCAGTTTTCCAGAATGACCACCCATGGCACTATGGCTATTTGGTCTTTTACCCATTATCCATGACATAAAGAAAATACACATAGTAGATTTTCCAACACGGCTTGGGAGTGATAAGCCGTAAAACTCTATCTTTCTTTCTTCCAAATCTTGTAGGTCTTTGGCTACCACATGTAGTGTTTTTTTTCGTGGAATATAAAATTTCTTGCTGTCCGGTCTATTTTTCTCCATATAAAGCAAGTAACTTTCAAATAAATGTGGTGCTTCCAGTAGCAAATACTGCCAATAGATATCGTCAAAATTACCACTTCCAGTTAATGCAGCACACTTCTCTGCTATGTTATGTGAGTATTGACTTACTTTCATAGCCATTTTCCGTGCTTCTTGATTCTCGTTGAAAGGAAGGTCAATATTCATATTTAAGAGCAAATCAAGGCAATCTTTTTGATTTTGATAGATTGTCATGTCACTACTGATAATCTGATTTAGGACTGTCCGATACCATTCGAGCGAGCCTTCTGTAATTTTTCCCATAAAAATAGAGCCAGACCTCCTTTCTTTTTAGGATTTAGTCTGGCTCTCATGTGGCTCTCTTGACTGGTTTACTTATTATTCAGCATTCTCATCAGCTGTCATATCTCTTGTATCTACGATTGTAGAAGTGTTACCTCCTTGAATCTTTGGTACTTCACCATTCCATTTATCAATTTTCTGTTTTTCAATCAGTTCGGGAGTAAGAGATTCTGCGATTTTTCTATTTGCTTCTGCTTCAGCTTCTGCTTTAATCTTAATAGCTTCAGCTTTACCTTCTGCATCAATTTTGGCCTGTTCCGCTTGGATAGATGCTTTCTCCTTTTCCTGTTCAGCAGCAATCAGTGCAACTTCTTTATCTTTATCAGCTTGTACTTTTGCTGTTTTAGCTTCAATGTTAGCAAGTTCAAGCTCCTGTTGAGCGTTCACTTTCTTCTGAATTGCAGCCTGTGTTTCATCATCAGTGGAAATGGAAGTAAAGTTTACTGTATCAATAATAATTCCGTATGGCTCAAACTTCTGCTTAAGATATTCGTCAAGTGCTTCATTCAGTTCCTGGCGTTTATCACCGAAAACATCTGTTACTGGATACTTTGCTGTTACTTCCTGCGTCCACGCTTTCATCTTAGGCTTGATAAAGGTGTTTTTTACGGATTCTCCTGATTGACCTTTGAACTGAGTAAACACATCGGTAACTCTATTTTGATCGAATTTATAAGAAAATTCAAGGTCAACTTGAAGCGATTTACCATCTGCTGTTGGTGTCTTGAAGCTTTCATCTTTTGGAGAATCGCCCTTATCCTCAGATGTAAGATAAGACTGCTCGATTCCAACGGAATACAGTGAAGTTTTTACTGTAGGTGAAATCAAATGCTATCCTTGTGTAAGTACATTCTTAGAGATTCCTCCGTTCATTTTGTACTCTACCGCAATGTAACCAGCCGGAACTCTCACACTGCACTTTGCAACACATATAAGTCCTGCAATGATTACAACAGCTAATCCAATTCCACCTAAAAGTCCTTTTTTCATTTATTATCCTCCTCTTTTTGACTTTCGTCTTTATTTAACTCATCAATAGCATTTCTGCCAATGTGGTTCAATAATTTACCTAGTGGCTGAAATAATTTGTAAAGCAGGAACCATACTACTGCCGCTCCGCATACCACTAGAAATATAAATACTGGGTTCATTCAATCACCTAACCTTCTGCAAATTTCAATAAAATCTGGCTTACTAAGTTCTTTCAGCTTGTTAGCATATTTTGGAAATTCATGTGTATATATCGGATGACCTAAAAGTTTTTCTGCGTATTCGTATGCAAGTTTTCGGTCATCCCCTGTAAGCATACAAATTCCTGTGTAGGTTTCAACTACTACCGCTTCTTGTTTTGTCATACATATCCTTTCTTGATAAAATCATCTTTTTAATTCCGTAAAAATATTTTCAATTACTTTCCATTCTGCGAATACTGCCATAAACAGTAATGGTACTGCAGAAAATCCCCAATGATTTTCAATCATCATTTGTATTGTAGCTATTAAATAATCTGCTACCCATTTGGATATTATGAAATTCGCAATTATCCAACATATTTTTCTGATTTTGTTCATTTGCTCACCATCTTTCTTTTTGATTTCAAGTATTTTCTGTATTTGCGACTGTATTTACGAAGAATTAAATCAAGCATAATGCTATTTGTCTGTTCTACGTTTTCTGACATAGTTGTGAGATATGGATAATCTTCTCTATCATCTACTAATGTCTTGAAGATCAAGTCTAAAGCAAACTGAGCACTGACAGGTGGGTCGCACAGTTCAAAGTCTTTATCCTTGTACCACTCATCAATCTTATTTTGGAATCCATCAAAGGATATTTCTTCGTTCCATATCATACATTCACCTCAAACTCTTTCTTGCAATTACTACCCTTACATTTCAGTTTCAAGTGCTGAATCTTCGTGTTTGGGCTAATCAGAAGCGCTTTCTTCTGGCAAAAAGGACAACAGGCGTATTTCGTTCCGTTAATATTCCGTATCAATGCCTGTCCATTCCACGGCTCGGGTGGGTTCATGTATTCAGAAAAATCTATCCCTTCGGATTCTAATGCTGATTTAATGCTCATTAAAAATCTCCTTAAATTTCTTCCTATTAAAACCATTGTATTGGTTTCCCCAATACGGATATTGCTCTAAGCATTTTCTCATATAATCGCATGGATGTGCTTTTGCAAAGTCAACAATTTCTTTGGCAGGTGCCTGCTGTACTTGTGTTCTCCATTCTGGACAACCTTTTGTTTTTTCTTGATCCATTAATTTTCCTCCGTTTCAGAATGCCATGCATTTTTCGGAAATTATTCTGGTTTATTCGATTTAGGGCAACTAGTGTCCAAAATAGTTCATTACTTAATTTAAATTCAAGTTCAATACTTAACGGCTTTCCTATGCTACAAAGTGTGCCATCCTCATTTTTGTGAAGAATACCACCTTCGATAACAGCACCATCCGAAATTGAAATCTCTGGTATTGTTTCAATAACTTTTCCATTACATGTAAAGAAATGCTTTAATTCTTCCTTTTCACCCATATCAGCACATCCCTTTGTTTTTCCTTAAATTAGCGTATCGGTCAACCAATGTGTCAACAGTAACAGTTAACTCGTTGATTCTAATACAGTCATCCTGGTGTCGTTGTTCATACCATTCTATAGATGGATGACCAGTATCTACATTTTCAATTCCATCAATCGGAATCTTCCAGTTATCATTTTCAAGAAGCTTTTGGTTAAGTGTCTCCGATAAAGCTTTATAGTCCAGGATTATATGCTGTTTCTTCTCGCATTCTTCAGATAACCGAACAACTTCTTCTTTCAACTGATCTACAGTCCAGTTTTCCATATCCTCAAATTTCATATTTACCACCTCTGTCTTCGAAAATTGTTTCTTCCAAGCATAAATTTTTCGGCTGAAAAATTATCCTCTACATCAATATGTGCTTCACGGTCTTGCACCTCATATCCGTTTGGAGTTAATTCAAGTTTTGCAGTATATTGAGCGCCACAATTGGTGCATTGCCATGTCACATTTAAAAAGATTTCTTTTTCTCTAAAAGGTTTTGCGTAATCGGAATTTTCGCATTTCAATATTCCACCGCAAACAGGACAATTGCGTTTATCAAGTAAATCTAGCATTCAAATTCCCTCTTCTGTCTGTGTTTCATCTGACAGGCGATCATTTTAGCTATGTTTTCACGTTCCTGTTTTATTCCATGCCCCTGCCGGAACAGCTCACACTCAAGGATATTTCCGCATTTGGAGCATTCGTCTTTGATTTCTTTGCCGAATACTTTCATTCCACATCTCCGTATACCAGCAGTTTAATAAGCTGCTCTTCTGTAATTTCCTTTGCATTGATTCCAAGCCATAAATTTTTATATTGCAAAGAATTATATAGTTTATTAATTCTACTTACCCGCATTTCAAACGGTTTGTCACTTTGTAAGAAATAACTAGCTGCGCCACGAAGTGTTTTTGTTCTATGAGGTGAATTAATAATGAAAATCTCTACGGTACATGTTTCTGTTTCCAAAATAAACGTTTTTCTATTGAACCGCACTATTGATGTTTCGTTATGTATTTTATTAAATAATTTTATCAAAAAATAATCTGCATCTTTATAATCAACCGCCAAGTACAACGCTGATATTTTACTCATACACCCTCCCAGTATTTACAACAATCGTCCAGACATCTAAAGTCTGCACAATGTTCACTGTCACCATTGAAGCAAACCCATGTGAATCCATCGTGCTTTCTGCAATTCTTGCAACTTTTTTCGTTCATAAATTACCTCAATTTAGAAAAATCCAGTGTGCCGACTTGAACAGCATAAATCTCCCAACGAGAAACACTGGAACTTTAAGGGGGAAATGTAACTTCTGGCAATGGCAATTTGCCAGATAGAAACAACAGGAATCGAACCTGTGTCACATGATATTCAATATCATTGCTCTACCACTGAGCTATGTTTCTTTTTTCATCATAAAACGCTAAACTAGATGATTTTTTTAGAATCCCCGACTACCACTCCTCACGGGCATTGGTCTTATCTCTCTAAAAAGTTTTTGCACAAGATCGCTAGTGAGTTGCGTCTATATGCCTGCACGAATGCACACAAACGCATCCGCATTTATGTGCAAGAACTAACAATAGCTATGCTAAAGTAAGATATCCTATCTACACCTGGTAGATGGAATTGCAGGAGACGGATTCGAACCGCCGTTCTCAAGGATATGAGCCTTGCGAGATTCCACTTCTCTATCCTGCCGGAACCCGGAAAAACCGGGTTAGCAATAGGTTTATCGTGTTATGCTTTCCACTATCTACAAGTTTTAGTGCTGTAGATTCACTGGATATTTTTATGCGTCTTTGAACGGCATCTCTTGAAAACTCCTTTTATTAACGTGCGCTGCGTTAATGTTTTTAACTCCGAGATATACCAGCCGGGAAATCAGATCCATTTAGGCTACGCCGTATCGCACCTATAAATTTACCTAATCCACACGCTCAACTGGAAGTTTTTTCCACCCATATTACGGATGAATGGCATTTAGAAGAAATGGAAGCTCTGGGATTCGGACCCAGGACTTACGGCTTATGAGGCCGTTGCTCTTACCGCTGAACTAAGCTTCCTAAGATACCGAATTATTTGACCGCCATGACAAACAATCCGGCACTGTTGCAGTTCTTGACCGCCAGCTGCAACAAAGGTTTTCTGAAACGCTTTTGGATTTCAGAAAGTCTTCCGGGACATTTGAAGCCCCTTTAATCAGCCCCGTTGGGCTAGAAGACCGGAGTTAAAAAAGAACACTTGCGGAATTAGCGAAACCGCAAACTGGGCTAGCTGGATTCGAACCAGCAAATATAGCAGTCAAAGTGCTATGCCTTAACCGTTTGGCGATAGCCCATCACAACCCCGGCGCACCATTAAAACCGGGGAAGTCGTGATATTAAGCTAAACAAGTAATAAAATAAGAGTCTCCGCTACTCTGGATGTCTCGACTTATCGCTTTCATAGGCTTTCCCAAGCCTACATGGATTAAGCCGAAGCGGTGCTTTTATGAATTTAACCCTCTCGATTAACTCAATCGGGATAATTCCAATTGGAACCGGTAAATACATCTATCACCTCGTGCAAATTAAGAATATGTTCAGTCCAAACACCATTTCTAACAGTATGTAGAAAAGCATTTGTAGTGAATTAATTTTCGTATCTTCAAGCGTTGCCAAAATTCCAGCAATAACAATTACGAAGAACGAAAGATTTGATGCGACTCCAATTACATTAAGTGCATTCATTGTTTTTTTCCTCCCCGATTAAGAAGTCCAGAATTTTTTCTGCAATCTCTTCCTCTGGCTCAAATGGCATTCCACAGTAATTGTAGGATTCTAAAGCCGATTTTAGGCTTGATTTGAAACCATTGTAAATTTCTCCATGCTGTAACAGTTCGTGCCTTAAAACACAAATTGCATCAGTAATTGATTGAGAAGTGACACCGATTTGTGCCAAGCACTCCATTTCAATGTCTGGGACAGCCATCATTTCAAACTCAAATACTGGAATTTCATCTACAGCTACATGAAAATCTATTGATCTTACTCTTGGAACTTCATTTCCGTCAATGAAATATTTTGTACCAAGCCAATCACAGGGGTTGGGGTTTGTGATTTTTACGACACTCATCCTTCTTCCACCTCCCCGAAATATTTCTTGTAAAGGGAAATGTCTTTATTTCCCAATAGAACTTTGATTTTATCTTTATTTTCTATTCGCAAGATACTGTAAGTAATCTGTTTTGATGTGATTATCATATTTTCTTCTCGATACTCTTTCGTAAATTTAGAAACAATTGTATGAGCTGAAAACCAATTTCCTTTAGCTGTTACAAAATAAGTTTTTCCGCAGTCCGTCATATATCTGAAACCAGCATAATTTTCATTTTCTCGATTAAAAAATACCTTTTCCGCATTTTTAGTATCGTAAAGTCTACCATCTGCACAAATAGCCTCTGCGTGAGTGATTTTATCTTCTTTTCTAATTTTCACTGTATAAGCATTTGGAAATTTTTCTTCACTTTCTTCCAAAACGCCTTTTTGTTTTTTTGAGAAAAATTTAAGCACGTCTTTTCCTCCCGAAATATTCATCAACTGCCTGTCTTACAATATCCGATACACTCCTGTCCGTCCGGTTCTTCTCTTCCAGGAGCCTTTTTTTCTGTTTTTCGGAAAATCGGATGCGGATGGATTCGGATTGTGGGTTTGGTTTCATGAGCATTTACCTCAACTTACAATTTCAATTGGATATCCTAAGTATGCTTCCAACTCTGAAACAGTCAGTTTACGTGGTTTCTTTATTTCAACATCAACACGCTGTATGATGTTGTCTGTTGTCTTTGCGATTGCCTTTCCGGTATAACTTTCAAGCTCTTCGTTTGCATATACATTCAAATGTTCATATCCATATGCCCGGCACCATCTTGCAGCTGAATTAACAATTTTTCTTAGCTCTTCTTGCTCATCACCAAACAACTCCGAATATCTAACCGCCTTGTTGAGGTCGCTCAAACTTACTCCGCAAGAAGCCACAACATGTTTATATGGACTTCCAATAAAATGAAAATATCTATTCGATTCCATTGCTTTTTGGCCTTTTGGCAAGTTGAATCCTTGAGCTATTGCTTTTTTAAGCAACTGTTCTGATTCAACATTGTTTTCTGTAACAATGCACTTATTTGTGAAATCAATCATTTTTATCCCCCTCTAAAAGTTTATATAGCTTGCTTCTTGAAACTCCCATAATCTCGGCAAATTGCACTTTAGTTATTTCCCCTCTTTGCCAGCTACGTTTAGTTTCTTTAAAAAGTTCCTTATCTATCTCTTTTTTGGCACGGCCTTTATATTTGCCCTGGGCTTTTGCAATTGCAATACCTTCTTTTTGACGCTGCCGAATATTTTCTCTTTCTCTTTGTGCTACATATGAGAGAAGCTGCAAAACTATGTCTGCGATCAGTGTTCCTGTCAAGTCTTTGTTCTGCGTAGTATTAAGCAACGGCATATCCTGTACAATAATATCCGCTTCAATCTCTTTTGTGATTTTTCTCCATTCAGCAATAATCTCTTCGTAGTTTCTTCCAAGTCGGTCAATCGAATGGATTACCAGAATGTCACCTTTTTGAAGAGAAGCAATCATTTTCTGATACTCTGGACGATTGAAGTCTTTCCCAGATTTTTTATCCATATAAATTTTTTCAACACCATCTGTTTTCATTGCTTCAATCTGTCTTGCTTCGTTCTGATCTACTGTCGAAACTCTTACATATCCTATCTTCATATATAATCACTCCCGTTTGTTTATAGGTTGATTATACACTTTTTTAATTATATTTGCAAGTACATTATACACATTTATGAGTATTTTTATTGACTATTTAAACGATTTTGATTATGATAATGTCAACAGGAGGTATTTATATGGTTTCTGATAAAATAAAGCAAATAATGAAAATGAAAAAAGTAACTAGCGTTCAGTTGGCTCAGCATCTTGGTATGCTTCCGCAATCACTTGCAAATAAATTCTCAAGAGGAAGTATATCTGCTGATGAGTTGATTCAGATTCTTGATTTTTTGGAATGTCAACTAATAATTGAACCTAAACCAGATGTCTCAATCAAATTGACGACTGATGATCTGAAAAGAGAGCCTTAATGGTTCTCTTTTTTTACTTTCTAATCAACCCCTGGCCTTGCAGCAACAGTCTGAATGTCTCTTTTCCTTTTACGGTTATGTATGTCTGGACGTTTGAATAGCCAAACGGTGTTGAAAAATCTTTCATCTGGAAAAGTCCGGCTTTCCTATACGGTTCATAGGGTTTAATAATATTGTGCCGATCACGGTAAATATAACCATTTTCCGTAAGCCACTTAGTAAACGCTTTAGGTGGGATATGGAATTCCTTTGCTGCATCTCGAAAAGTTGTAAGGAGCCTATTATCTATCAGACTGTCGAAATAATCAGCTTTAGGTTTCTGTTCCTGTACTTTCTGTTCAAGTAACTGTTTCTCTCGCTGCTCTTCAATCCATCTCTCGGCACGCTTTATCGGATCACTAATCTGGTAAGAGTCCTGTTTATGAACCATCTCGTATTTTCCGGTTTTACGGATAGATGGAAGAACATCTGCTGTAACCCATTCTTCAAATTTTTCTGCTGATTCAAGTTGGCTTCTCATAATCAAACGGTACAAATCACTTTCTGGAATAAAACTCATTTCTACTACTTTTGTTCCAGACTGAGTATATTGATTAGACACTGTTACGGTTACTCCATGTTTCACGGAGTGTCTACAATGCCTTGAAATTGCATCTTGCGGTTTTGAGTAACCAAGTGCTTTTGCTACATCTGTTCCCGCAAAATAAATTGTCCCGTTTATTTCAGTGGTTCTTACATTCCCAAATTCTGGATTGCTAAAAATCATCATATCGTTCATTCGTTATACCTGCCTTTCTTGGTATTGCCTTATTTTGTATTGGCAGAGAAACAGTTAAGGCTTACTGCTTGTCGTGTTCGAATCACTATCCCTGCCATGTTAAGGAGAGCTTTTTTGTTTTTTCGGGCGGTTTTGGTGGTAACTACCGCTGACTGGGGTTTTATATATACCCCCTCCCGGTCATCCAGTGCGGACGCTGGCAAGTCAGCCCTCCGCCCCATGGGACCCGCTGCCCTTGCCTGGTCGCTGTTTATCGTAGGCCTTCGGCAGTAGTCAAGGGAATGCTATACAAAATCCGTTGTAATATTGCACAAAAAACAATGTTTTATGAAATGTCTTTTTAGGGTGTACCCTATTTGCACATTGCGTATTACTAGATATAGAATCCGTTTCTTCGCAATCACAACATATAGTGTTTTTACTGTTATAGCTCCGGTTTTTCCATCTCTGGAAGCTCCAGCGCCGCTTTGTGCTTCTCCGCGATCTGCTGGGCTGTCTGCTGTGGTACTCCGTATTGCTGCGCGGCTTGTACTGGTGCAGTTTCTGCCATTCCATAGGCGGCTTTTGCAACAAATATCAAATTCGCATTTGTTCCGGTCTGATTATGTAATCTATTGATTGCGCAGTTTTTACAAATATCAAACCATTTTTTAGCCGTGTCACCATGTGATGAGTTTGTTCTATACACTCCATTCATCCAATCAGTAAACGTTGTACGATTAATCCCAACTAAAAAGCTAAATACTTCTAAAGTTGGTAATACATGATATTTACTACATAATCTCACATAAGTATTAAACATTTTATCTAATAGCTCTATATTGTCATTACTTGGCTTTTGTATATGATCTGCAATATAAAAAATCATATCTACAAAGCTATCTGATACTTCTTTCTTATAGTTTTCGTTATCTGGTGATATACATAATACAGTATTTATATATTCGTCAGCATATATATTAATATTATCTAAATAGATATCTACGTCTTGTACATTTACTGTATTATCTTTCATATTATCACCTCACTTTAGCACGTTAATTTCCAAATAAAAAAAAGAGAATGTCACCAGGTAAAGCTTATTCCCGGAAAATTTCCGGGTGTTCGGGTACATTCTCTAAAACTTAAAATAAAATATTCTGTTTTCTTTGTTGCTGATACCTTAACACAGTCTTTAATATCTTGTCAAATTTAATTTTGCATAAAATAAAACACATTATTTTGTCAATAATTAATAAATAATAATTAGGGTATTATATTATAATCTTTATTTATATCTTATATATTATTATACGGTACTGTATAGCATATCTTTTAATAAACTCCAGCTTTAGGAATCTAGGAAGGGCAGAGAATAATTATATAATTATATATAATATAAGGGCGGCTACATTTTCGCAGATTTGCATAATAAAAGCCAGACCTTCCAGGAGTTTCTATCCGGCGTGATCTGGCTTGTTATGCGTGTTGTTTAATTAACGATTCTGTGTACTTTCAGCCTCTGCCCTTCCTGAGTTCCGTCAGCTCTCGTTATCTGATAGCCTAAAGAAGTTTTAGAAAAATGTCAAGCGGTATTTTAAAAATATTTTTCTTGACAACCTGGGCGAAGCTGTGTTATTTAAATATTAACAGGCTCGGCGGCGGTCTGTACTCTGTCCATAGCCGCCATAAATAAGCATTTTAAAAGCCCCGGGTTAATTTCCCAGGGCTTTATTTTATGGCTAATTCATTCTTTTTAGTATTTCTTTTTCCAAAAATCTAGATTCATAAAAATTTTTATTATTTGCATATTCCTTTAATAAATTTTCATTTGACAATTTTAACATGCTATAAACTTCTTGCTTTCTTTTCGACAGTTTTTCCTGTTCTTCCTTTATTCTTTTCAATCTTCCATTTACCACGGTTATTGTTTCAAGATTATATAAATCTTCACCGTTTAGAATTCCAGATTTTATTAACTGATATTCTTCTAGATACATTTTATTTCTGATTTCGTCATAATACAAATAACTTGATTCATCAATGATTTGCATAATTTTAAAATCAAAGTCATCATTTTTTAGAATATCTTGTTGTATTAATTTGTTATTATGTTTTCCTCTTCTAATTTCACAAGAGTGAGATTCAGCACGTTTTTTTAATTGTGTTGAAGATCCTATATATCTTTTTCCGGTTCTTCGGTTTATTATTGTGTATACTCCACACTGATTTTTATTGGGAATATTATTTAACTTGCTCAATGTAGCCACTTCCTTTCCATGGCTACAGTATATATTATTAGTGCTTAATTGTCAATAGTGATTTGTGCTTAATTTACATTTTTTTCATTCTATCCATTTTATCAAGTTCTGCAAGAATTAATTCTCTTGCGAAAGCGTTAGTTTTTAACCCATATGCGTTAATTCTATCAAGTGTTCCCTGTGGTAAGATTACATTTATTCTATCCTTATTTTTCATGCATTTCTTCACCGCTTCTCTATTCTTTATTGCTTTTTCTTCCGTTGTTAATTCTGCCATATTTAGCCCTCCTTTATTTTTCTTCATTATAATATGCGCGTGCTTAATTGTCAATATTTTTAGTGCTTAATCAAGTTGCATAATTTCGCAATGTTTATTAGTGCTTAATTTGTTTATTATGTCAATATACATTAGTGCTTAATTATGGTATTATAATATCAACAAAGGAAAAAAAGAAACAAACAACCGGAACCGCCCGAACCACTCAAGCCAATGAGGACATAGGGAAACGGATCACGATTAATTGAAAAATTCTAGTTCCCAGAAAATAAAAAAGCCCGGCGATCTTCCAAACCAAACCGGGCACCAAACTAAAAAGAAAGGCAACCCTATTATAACAGGGGCGAAGGTAAAAAACAATGAAAAAAATCAAAACATTAGAGATCAGTGCGAAAAGATGGTTTCAAAAATCTTATGGAAACACCTACCACGTTGTAAAAGCTGTTGTAAATGGAAAAGATGTTGTTGTTTCTGGAGTTACTTATGGATACGGCAATCACTTTTTGACAACTATCGCTGATCTGTTACGTGACAGAGGTTATACAGTGCCAGAAGATAATTCAAAAGCTTTTGTCATGATGACGAAATTCCCATACACCGTGGAAGATGTAAAAAGAAAGAAAGACTTAGTTTTCTAGCAAGGGGTGTTGGCATGTATAATAAATATTTGAGAAATATTAAATGGGCGGTCTTTACGATAATTGACCGCGCCACACAGGACGACCGAAAAAGCAAGGTAAAAGTTTCTGGTGCATTCAGTTGCCCGAGTAACGCAGAGGAGTTTATAAAAACTCTCCCAACTGGTCACAAATGGTATGTTCTTGATTTTGACCGTTTGGAACGCTTTGAAGAATTTTACAATTATGTTCAGAATATTAATGAGCAATATGGAGATTATGCAATATTTCATATTAATGACGGTGGTTTTTTAGTTGATGAATTAAATTGTTTTCGCTCTGTCCTTAATATCTGGACAGACACAAAAATTAATTAATCATTTCTGGCGGCTTTAAAGCCGCCAGTATTTAAGCAAAGGGGGCTAAAACATGAAATATCATTACATAGCAATCTCAAGACGTGAAAACAACAAAAACTTTGCTTATGTTCTTCGGGTCGCTAAATCTGACAACCTTATTTTTTCTTTACAGATTCCTGGGATAACTGCTGCAAATATTTGCAGCACGAAAAAAGAAGCGGAAAAAGTCGTTGAGTTTTGGAACAAGTGTTCTTTAAAAAATAAAACTTATGGAGGGTTTTAAAATGATAACAATCAAGAAAGCCACGCAAGCGCAGACAATCGCCGCCATAAAAAGCGGCGATTTCTTAACAGTTGATACAATCAACAGAAAAGCTGAAAAGGAAGCAATGGAAATCTTTAAGGCTGTTGCTGGTGGCGTTATTAAATTAGCTTATTGGGATATGTCCCCGGTAAAGCGTCGGGATGGTAAAAAGTCTGTGATGCGATATGCGCTGCACAGATCAACAAAAAAAGAGAACTGTTTGCAACTCTCCTGTATGGAGCTTATCGGCGGCGAGATCATCCCCACAAGTGACAAACAATTTAAAATTAATGATGATTACGACCGCCGGGAATTTTTCCGCAGTCTTCCGGCTGTTACAAAAATGACTTTAAAATAATAAGGGCGCGTCTTTTTATATCCTGGCTCCCAGGGTGAAGGGAAGAAAGATAAAAGCATGAACAATTCAACTTTTAAGGAAAATGTAAGAAAGCAACTTGAAGTAAATGAAAAAATACATGCTATGGGCTTAGATGTTTGGTATGATGGAAATTTTAAGCATGTACGCATATATAAAACATATAAAAACGAATATAACCAGGATAATATAAAATTTATTGGTTATATTGATGATGATTTCAACATTGTTATAAACGAATGATTTTTTCACCGCTTCCCGGTTTCCAGTCCGGCGGCACGTTCACGGCGTGCAAGCGGTTTTTGGCATTCTGCCAGATGCACCTTGCAAAGTTAATATAATAAGTCAATCAATTAACGCGCTATTTTATCCGTAAATCGTTTTTTATTCTGTTAATGGGGATTTTTCAGCATTTACATTTTAAGCCGCTTATAAGCCTTTAAAACGCTTTTTATTGTCTTGCATGGTTTATTGACTGTCTGCGGCTATAGGTATATAATAGCCTTGTATAGCTATGTGCGGCTATGCTTTATTTGCGTACCGTGTAAATTGGTGCATTTTGTCCGCTTATGTGCGTGACTTGTCCAGGCTTCCCGGTGATCTGTCGCAGCTGTCCGGGCTATATATCAATTATTGTTGTATGGCGCTGTATTTGCCATTTTAAGGCGTTTTATAATCGTAGTCAATAAAGTATAGGCTAAATACGTTACAAGCTATTTAAGGCTTATTTTGCAAGAGTATTATTGTATTTTAACGCCACGTTATATGTTACTTGTTGCTATGGCCTATTATCTGTGGGCGGTTGGTTCTGGTCTGCCAGGTCTACGGCTGGCTGTCGTCTTTGTTGATATTCAATCATTCCCGGAATCGTCACGGCTTCATCAGCTTGGCGCGGTATCGGCTCCCAGTGCTGCCCCTGGTTGATTTTGTGGCAATGGAAAACCGCAGTTGTTCAAAACTTCAATAGTGCAACTAACTTGTGGATGATTCCTAAATTCTAACATTATTTTGGCAACAAAAAATCAAGGAAATCCAGAAAAAAGTGGCAACCAGAAAAAATCTCGCATTTTCTAGTTACCACTTAAATTTTAATTTTGCACAAATATTTCTATAGCGTAAAGTTCCAAATAATTCAAAATTCACAATTTGTTTAATCCTTCTTTCTTCCGTGTTCCATATCTTCTGTAGGATGATTTCTCTAAACGTTCCGTCCTCTTCATTTGGGACTTGGAAAGTTTCTTCTTTCTCTGGTAATTATCAGTCGTTGTTCCCATTCACGCACTCCTTGTTAATCTTCTGATTCCTGGTTTCAAAGTTTATAATTTCCGTGTCTGTTTCCAATTCTTCCGGGATTCTTCCAACAATGATAACTCGCAGCGGCTTCAATCTGCGTTCCATTTCCTTGAAACCAACGCAAAACTCCAACCGTGCTGCCTTGCTCTTTACTCTTCCATTGGTGCAACAGGCAACTGTGCTTCCCTCTGGTAGCCCATCAAAGCACCAGTCCCAACAGTATTCTGGTAATATGTTTACGTTCGGAATTACTGGAATATCATTCAAGATCATGTAGTGAGACAATGCATGATTGCGGTATTTATTCCACAGGCACATAGCTAACGGCATTCCATTCTTGCCAACCGATATGCTGAAATCTGGCATAATGACTGCATGAAAACATTTTAAATGCTCCATATACTTGTCTGGCTGATTCCATAATCTTTGAAACTGTACATCATCCACATAGAAATTTACATCAAGTTCCCGATGGTTCTTAATCTTTCTGCTGAAGCTCTCCGAAAAGTCTACAGTATCTTTCCCTGGATGAATAAAAGTCTTTGGAATTTTCGGGATTCCGTACTTGCCTTCAAGGTCTGCATCAGTTATTAGAAACTCCTTCATTACATCATAGGCTGTGTGTATCTGCATATTTCGCCCTCCATTTTCTTGAACATAACACAATTTCAGAAAAAAGGCAAAAAAAATAATCGCATCTCTGCGATTTTATTATTTTGCACATGTACTTTTCCCTTTCATATGTACTTTTTGTAAAAGGTAATCAAAGGTAATCAGAACACTTGTTCATACCAAGTCCGCAAACCCTTGATTTTACTGCATAAATCGGGGCAACAGGATTTGAACCTGCGACCTCACGGCTCGCGTTTTAATCCGTAAACCCTTGATTTTAAAGGCTTTCCAGACTTGAGGTAATCAAAGGTAACCAAAAAGGTAATCAGAACCTATGTTCTTATTCATCCAATCCTTTGCACTTTTGACACAATTTTATTTTTTTCTTCCAAAGAGCTAACATCAAATGTATAATATTTTTCATTAACTTCTTCGGTATGCCCGAGCAGCGATGCAGCAACAGTGGCAGATACTCCATTGCACCTTAATTTAGAATTTATTGTTCTTCTAAATGCATGAATTCCTCTTTCTTCTATTCCTTCCTGCCTGCATTTGTTTTTTAAGCATGACGATATTACAGGAGCATGAACCCTTCCATTTTCGTTTGAAAACAACCATTCACTAATATACCCATTGCTGATTTCTGCTGATTTTAATTTCATTAAAAGTTTTCGAATTTCGCCAGTCATAGGAAACCATCTGTTCATTTGATTTTTTGTTTTTCCTATATAGTATTCTTTTGTATTTCTATTGTATTTTTCTGATTTATTAATAGATATATAATTTTCATTTATATCTTCCCATTTTAAAGCCGAAATTTCTCCAACTCTCATCCCTGTGAGACTTGCAAAATATACTGCGTATGAGGGAATGTATTCTGGCTGTTCATCAAAATCCTTTTTGCAGCGATTAATAATTAGTTTAAGTTCATGGTCTGATATTGTATTATGACTTGAAGGCTTTTCTATCTCCGTGCAGTATTTATAAAATATTTTAGGTGAAAGAAATTCCATAGGATCATAATTCAATAAATGTTGTGACCTTGCACTATCTATTGTGTTTTTGATATATCCAAACAAAGTTTTACACGCTTTTTTGCAAAGTTTTTGATCTTTTACAGTTCTGACAATGAATACCTTTATATCTTCTTCTGTCATTTTCTCAATTTCTTTTTCCGTAAATTCTTTTTTTTCAAAATAACGTGTTCTATCTGTAGAATACTTATACAAAGTGTTATCCGTCACAAATTCTTTTTGAATTTCTATCCAATGCTCGTAAACATCCATAAATGTTTTAGGTTTTTCTGTTTTTTCTTTCTCGAAAGCAATAATATAATCTTCAATTCCCTTTCGGCTACTTCTTTTCACTAGCTTTCTAGAATTTTTTTCTGTATAAATATAAGTATACCAATTATTGTTTTTTCCCTGCCATATTTTATATTTTTTTAATATTTCTTCATTTTTCTTCATTTGTATTTCTTCAAGTACATGTGCAGGATTTATAATACCATTCTCAATAGCATATTTCAATATTTCATCCATAAAATTTAGGAGGAACCGGGAATTCCTTTTGCCGGCCGGCGGTTCCTGTTCCTCCTTTCTATTGATAGCCTGTTTTTTTGATTTTAAGCGCTTATTTTGTTTTAACCATAACAATATTCACGAATATCATAAAAATTAATTTTAGCCGTTTTGGTCAAAACAATTATCATATTTCACAACAAATCAAATATATTGACCTGTCCATCAATCTGAGATTCTTCCAGATTGTAAAATTTGCAAGCTATATAATCTGGATTCCAATCAATTTCCAGTTCGTATTGCAAACATTGCGGATGTTTGCCCCCACGGAAGAATCTGCATTCTGAACAGGTATGCTGATAAGCTGTACCGCCAGACCGCTTATACATTTCGCTTATCTTTCTCATAGAATCACTCGCTTTACTCTTGACTTTCCTCTCGCTTTCTTCTTGAAGATACCATTTTTAACACAATCCCTTGGATCACATCCTCTGCTATGTTCTTCAATCAAGATATAATCACAGGTTGCATTTGTACTCCATGCATTTTCGCTCTTGCTGTAATAGTCGCATTTCGAGCATTGTCTCCGCTTTAAGACTATAATTTCAGTGCTTTTTAATTCTCTCCATGGTTTTCTATCTGGCAATTTTCAGCACCTCCCAATCTGGCAGTATCTATAATTTTTAAAAGGTCTGGACTTAGTTTTCTTCGTTCTTGTTCTCTTTGCACTTCTGCCCGATACGTCCTTTGAAAATTTGATTGAACTACACTCCACCATGTACCATCTACATTTTCAGATACCGCCCATTCTCTAAGTTGTGCCGGACTTGATACTGCTTTCTGAATGATTTTTGGAAGCTTATCAAACTCTGTTTCTGCGTTATATGTAGAGTTCTGAATAGCTTTGCATACCTTTTCCCAGGCTTCTGTTTCATTCAGCTCTTCCTTTTGCGGTGCAACGCTTTGTGCGCATTGCCTTAATGCGGCTATTGATGGCTCTTTCCATTCCGTCTGCATATATTTCTTTAATCCGAAACTTAAAAGCTTGTAATCCAGGTCTTTCAGTAATCCGTACCAAGTATCAAAAGCATATTGATCTGGCAGAAATGCTGGGGAAGTGTACACAGCTTTCATTGCCTTTACCAGTACCGCCCATTCTTCTCTTGTCATACCCAGTTATCCACCTCGCTTACCCTGTTTTGTATTTTCTCCATGTAACTTTGAGGCTTGTTACCGGATTTATCAAGATAGTTCCCTTCAAATACCTTCGCAAAGTTACCGGGCTTTAAGAACCAATCGAAAGTTATCATCCAACCTTCTTTGTTCTGGCCTTGTAAGAAGCTGCTATGGCGAATGTTTTCAATGGCTTCTAAGATATCGTCCATATGGTTCTGACGGATTCTGGCTTTCACTGCTTGTTCTCGTTTTGATGTCATTCTTTTTACAGGGTTAATACCAAATTCTTCCAGAGTATTCCATTCATCAATGATTCGTTGGACGTCAGTCTGACGAATAGTATCTTTAGATACTATTAAATCATTTTCTTCTTCTATTTCTTTTTCTTTATTATCTAATTCTTTTTTATCTAGTTCTTTATTATATACTTCTGCCGAGCTAACGTTAGCTTTACTGTTAATTTTACCGTAAAGTTTACTGTTAGTTTTACACTCTATTTTATCTTTCTGCTTTTTTCGATATTCTTGCATATAATTTCTCATATACTGGCTTTTTTGCTCAATTTTATCGAGATTTTGATATTTTCCCCAGTTCGGAATTGTGTAAACACCGGAAACAATTTCAATCATTCCGTAGTTTTCAAATGTTTTTAACGCTAATCGAACTGTATTAATGTCTCTTCTAAATACTGTTGCCAACATTTCATCTGTATATGCAATTTTATCGTTTAAAATAAAAACACCACTGTTGTTATTTTTCCCGGCTAAGCATAATAATTTGAACCATATTACAATAATGCTGTCTGCACTTGGTAAATTTTCAATCAGCATTATTTTTTCATCGTCAAAAATATCTGAACATATTTTTATCCATTTTACATCGCTTGCCAATTTTGAAATTCCTTTCTCCAATTCCTGGATTTTTCAAATGTTTATTTTAATTCAACTTCAATTCCATTGATTTTCAGTTCTCCATTTACCGGAATTACAAGAGATGGAACGCCGTTTATTTCTTTTAGTTCAATCAGAGCAATTTTATCTGGCTGGATGCAGATTGTTGCATCTGGTGTTACAATTTTTGCAGTTTTTGAATTATGGATATTGTCAAGGGCAACAGGCTCATTACTGAAATACATTTCCCAGTTTTCCTTGAAATCTGATAACTTCTCGCCTGGAACTCCGCAATATTCAAAAATCTGTTCCATTTCATCACATGATACAGTTATCATCTCCGGGCTGTCTTTCTTCTGTTCTCTTACTTCCTGCAAAGATTCAATTAGGCTTTCAGTGAAATTGAATGTTGTGTTTCCTTCGAAATTGTCCATGATAAAATCTGAAAAGACATTGATCTCATTTCCCGGTATACGTGGAATTGGTGTGCCAAGAACGTTTTCGATGAAGTCTGGATGAATATTCTTTATGTTTTTGTTGAAATACAAAGTTCCATGAATATCAGTACTTCTGTCATTGAATACAGGGAATAAGAATCCTGTTTCTGGTCTTGAGACTACCCAATCACGAATTCTGCCTTTGATGTTATTTTCAGCCACATCATAGCTAAGCCCAGCCTTTGAAAGATTTACTGGACAAATGCTGCACAGAATGTGTTCATAAATTTCTTCTGATGCATCGTGCATTTCGGTTCCATCAGAAGCTTTTCCTGGAATATCATATACTGCATGAATGAGAACTATGTAGTAATTTTCTGGATAATCGTAATTTTCAATCACTTTGTCGTAAAACTCATCCAAAAGATCATCATCTTTAAGCTTACTTGCTCTGATCCGCATAAGAAATTCCTGTGTTCCACCCTCTTTTTCCTGTGCTAATGGGAATTCAAGATTCATAAGGCTTTTTCCAAGTCTGCCAGACATGGTTTTCTTGAAAATGTCAAAATACTTAAACATTTCTTCCTCTGGAAGGGAAAGGAAAGCTTCTTTAATTTTGGTTTTCTTATTTTTTTCTGCATCCACATAACAACCACAAATGCGTGTGATTGCACAATTGGCTGGTGTAAACTGCTTCTTGATCTCTGCGATTTCTTTCTTATTCATGATTAATCCTCCGCTCCAAATATTTTTCTTAAATTGTTCTGGTAATTCTTCACTGTTTGTTCGATAGTGTTATAAGTTGGTCTTAATCTGCATCTTTCTTTGTAACCATCGCATCTTGTTCCAAAAAGAATGGAATTTCGACATATTCCATCTTGACTAGCGCAACATTTATTCATTCTTCTTCATCCTTTCTGCTTCTCTCGCCTGTTTCTTTTCAATCCACTTATTAATTTTCTCATCAGAAATCATGTACATTTGCTTTAACATTTCGATGCAGATCAATACATCTGCAATTTCTTCTATCATGTTATCACGGTTGATTTTTCCACGTTTTGCCTTACTGATTGCCTGGATAAGCTCGGCGCATTCTTCCATGCAGACTGTACTTTGATTATTTTTGCCGTAGTGCTGAATGCTATCTGCGATAATACCTTTTTCAATCTTTATCCCTGTGATTAATTCGGCAAGATCCTTTGCACCAGAATCACACGCCCATGCTTCTTTTAGATATTTCTTCTGCCATTCATCTTTGATTTCTGAATCTCCCAAGAAACATAAATGCTGGTCTCTCATATCGGATAATATGTCTTTTGCTTCTTTAGTGTCCATTCTTCATCTCCTCCAACTTCTTCTCTATCGGATTAATAATCTCTTCCAACACCTGCTGCTCGTAATTTTCTTTCCAGAATTTTTCTCTTTTCCAAAATGGGGCTTTTTTAACCTTGCCGATTAAATCAATACACACCATGGCAGTTAGCATTCCCCAACATCCATCACAGGCTCTTTCATTGCACCAATTTTCAAATTCTTTAAATTTCATTTTTGAGTTCTTCCAATTTCTTCTCAGTTTCTTCACGGGTGAGGAATAATGATTCACCGATTTTATCTATATCCGACAACTCAAACACGCACTTGTCGATTGTACATGGCGTCTTATTTGGAATGCCTAAGATGTAATAAACTTCTGTTCCAACTTTACACGGCAATCTCACAAGCAATCCCTGTTCTTCTAAGTCTTTGTATTTCTTCAACTCTTTCTGCATTATCGCTAATTTAGCAAGTTCCAATCCAGTAAATGCACCGTTTTCTTTGAGTTCCTTTAATTCTTTTAAAGTGCCAATATCTTTGTAAGACTTTAATTCTTCAAGCCACTCTGCGATTTGTTCATACTCCTTTACATATTGATTTCGTATATCTGCATTTAACTCATTTGCATCTTCTGAACCCATATCTGCATTCTCGATACTCCATTTATAACGATTTGCAACTATCTTTAACTGTTTAATACCATCATCAATTAGAAATCTCTCCATCTACTTCACCTCTTCCATCTGACTTTCTACAGTATCTGCAAGTAACTTCAAGGACTTAATAAACGAGTCCGTCAATGCTGTTTTGTATGGGCTTTTAGTGAATGTTCTGACAAGGCTTACTGCATCCTTGATTTTTTCTTCATCTTCGACGATTTCAGATGCTTCACACAATGTTTTTTCATTGTCTCTGTAAGTAACAACCTTGCTACTATAAAAATTCAATAAGTTTGGAAACGGAATTTCGATAGGGTTTAAATGGTCTTCTCTCGCCCATGTGAATCCCTGAAGCTTTGCCATTTTTATAACACTCAAATATTCTCCCTGTGTCTTTACGAACACGCTCTTCCCTGTTAAATCAATCATCAAAATTTCCTCCTGTAATCTCATCAATACACTGATTCCAGCCCTCCGCAAAGCCAGCATCAGACGTATTGGCTGGATAATCTCCATTGTCTTTTTCTGGCAAATCCATAAGCGGACACCAGTCTGGTCTTGATTTACTTTCACAATCATAATGTTCTTCTGTCATCAGAATTACATCATAATATAAACAGTCAGCTAATTCACAGCATCCCTCATATTCAAGATTTCCACAATATTCAGTTCCGAACGGGCAGCCATAACAATTTTCTGGCGTGTCAATCACTAATACTGATTTGCTCATTCGACTCCACCGCCTTTCACGATTTCGATTGCCCTGCTCAGTCCAGCATTGTATCCTTGATGCACATCAGATAAAATACATTCTGATTCAATGAATTTATCTCTTTCCAATTCGCTAATAGCCTTATCCACATCAAAAACTGTCGGTTGCTCATTGACACAATCAATAAACTCTTTCTGGTCGGAACTAATACTTGTTCCAATTTCCCAAATTTTGATGTATTTAATTAATTCGTCAGCATCAATCAGTCTACTCATTCAGTTTCACCGCCTTTTATAATTTCATCAATTATTGTATCTTCTTCTATGCAATATTTTTCAAATAAATAATTCTCTAATTGTTCCACAACCTTATCCACATCAAATGCCGTTGGCTGTTTATTAACACAATCAATAAACTCTTTCTGGTCAGAGCTAATGCTTGTGCCAATTTCCCAAATTTTGATGTATTTGATTAATTCGTCTGCATCAATTAACCGCATTTATTCATCCTCCCACACTCCCAATAACCGCATCCTCTCATACAGTACAGTGACGGTCTTACGCCGGTATCCATAAAAATCCTTTGGGTTCATCGGGATATATCTTTCTTTGCTGATTTTCCTGTAGCTCTTCCGGTGTAGGATATTCTCTATAACCATATCCGCTATCACCGTGTTTTTCAGACAAGCTGACAAGGCGGCACCGGAAAGCAGGTATCCGTACTCTGCTGGAAAGTCTTTCAGCATCGTATTCAGTTTTTCAATGTCCTCTGCCGGAATACCGTAGTCCTTCAGCTTCTTATTCCTTGTCAGCATAATCTCACCTCATTTCAATAATGCTATAAAAAGTGTTATTGCAAAGATACCTGTCATAATATCATCAATTTTTCTTGGCTGGATTTCACCGTAAATCATCAACTCTAATCTACGCCATACAAGACACCAAATGTAGATTGCTACTCCAGTCATAAAAGCCGCTTTTAAAGCTTCCATTTGTCTCTCCTTTCTATTCGCCTGGGTGGTGCTTGTCGTACATGATCGCTACACACACAAGACCAGTTACTCCGACTATGATTCCAAGTGTAAGTCCTAATAAGAATGTAATCATGGCTCATCCTCCTTGACATAATCTTCGCATTCCTCTGCGTATTCATAGCTGTCCATCATGTCACACCGGTTATCGCAACCGCCTTGTTTATCACAGCAGATGCAGCACTGTGTTTCACCGTCCGGACACTCTAATTTACAATATCCCATTTAGCCCTCCTTATATAGCTCTGGAAGTGGCGTCCAGGCGATAACTTTATACATCCTTGTTCCGCCGTGTCCGTCCGAATATTTGTCCCATTCAAGATACCCATATTTCTTTTCGTTCCAGTATCCGGCGTCACCAAATTTTAAATAATTCGCAATTCCATAAAGCTTTTCAGGTGTTCCATAGACTTTTTCAAGAGTTACAAGACACTCTTTTTCGTCTTCCGGCAATCTCTCACTGACCGGAATCCATCCATTTTCTTTCTCATCATCCATATTTTCGATATAATCCATGATTTTAAGTCCCAACTCGTAAGCCGTTCCTTCAAAAGGTTTCCCGTATGGATTTATTGTTCTTTTTATGTAATCGTAAATTTTACTTTTATCGCTCATACTTCCACCTCTACAAAATACTTTTCTAAAGTTTCTTTTGATATCTCAATCCATCTATTAGCATTTACTCCGTCAAGATGGATATCTCCGCCGATAATTTTTTCATTTCCATCCTCACTTTCCCCATGTAAGCAACTGGCACGCTATTGTGCAGTTAGTACGTGATTTTAATACTCAATAAAATCAGATAATTCCATCTGACCAACTACATTGTTATCTTGCATCCACCATAGATAGACTTCTTCACCACAACTCCACTTCACATCTTTTCCACGCCGCTTGCGTTCCTCAATCATTCTGTCAAAAGCACGTATATAGGCTTGCTTGTACTTTGGAAAATCATACATTTCCTTTTCCCTCTGCTTCTTTGACGCAAGCGGACAACCTAGACAGCCTAACCTGTTATATCCGCATTGATACAGTTCACATACTTGAATGTCTTTCTCACCAATGAACTGCCAGATATTCTGATCTGTCCAATCAATAATTGGATTGACTACTGTTTTTGCTTTCATCTGGCAATTTTCAAATAATCTTCTAGTATTATCATTGTCAGTGATAAGCATTTTTTCATCAGAAACACCGATGCTTTTGCTTGCTGTCCGTCCTAATACTTCAAATGGGCTTCTGTTGCTTCGCTTTCTACTCTCAGCCCATCTAACACCTGTCGCAATCATTCTGTTTGGATTACCACCCTCTTTTAGTTCTGGGCAGCAATACCGAACAATTCTGGTAGGTGGCATCAGCTTTCTTGGAATAAGATTCCACATAGTAAGACGTTTGCCATTTTCCTGCACATGATAGTCGATTTCACATTTGATACCCTTGTCTGCCAATTCAGAAAACACAGTTTTGATATGCCTTACTGTTTGCGGTGCATCTACTGTGGTGTGAGAGTTGTGTACTTCAAAAGGAATTTCAGCCATTCTGAATAGTTGCAAAAGTACATCTGAATCCTTTCCACCGGAATACTCACATACAAGTGGCTTTCCATAATGTTTCAACGAGAGATCAGATGCAAGTCGAATTCTCTCAATTGCTTTTTGTTCTAAATCCATAATATTTACACTCCAAATCTTCTGACCAATTCTTTATTCAAATCTGGAATCCGCACATCTGTTTCAAGTTCCAACTCTTCAACCATGCTCATAAAACTTCTTTCTCCACGGTTCGCTTGGCCCACAAACTCATTTGCACAATTAATCACGTCCAAAAGTCTTTTAGTGGAAAAACCATGTAATTTCCGTAATGCCAACATAGTTGTTACCGTGTTAATTGTATTCGCCCAGTCGTCACCAGTATTGAAGCCATCGTTATAGGCTTGATCTTGCATGACTTCCAGCTCTTTACGTGAATTCTGCATGGCTCTGGCGAATGCCTGTGACATCTGATTATCACATTCCAACACCCTATTTTTCTTTGGCGCTTTCATCTTTAATTTGCTTCCCATGTTTCTTCCTTTCGTATCTGTATTCTGTCAAACGGTATGCTCTTGATATTCCCGGATGTTCTGTGGCAATCAGAGAATCCATCTCCAATTGCCGCATATGTCTCTGGACGGTACACTTTGTAAGGTCTGTTCCATCCATAATTTCTTCATAAGAAGGCATATATCCGTGTTTCTCAAAATACTTGACAAGAAATCTGTAAATATCGTTTTTGGCAGATTGTCCCTCATTATATTTCCTCTGACGGTAATTCATACGCAAAACGGCTCTTCTGCCGCAGTATTGCTTTTTTCTGCACGCATTTTATTTAATCTTTCCGCAGCTTTCTTTTTCGTTTCATCGGAATATTTTCTCGGTGGATTGATTTTAATGTAGGAATACGGCAAGTGAGCGAAAATAGATCCATCATTATTTCTGGCAATAATTTTCACATCATCTGGAAATTCCTTTTCTAATTCCTCGCATCTGTTCTTCCAGGTACTCCCATTCTTAGCAGTAAGCCCTACATAATCTCTTCCTGGAATCCACTCAATAACGCATTCGTTTGTGTTTTCTGACACAAAACTCACCTCTATTCATTTTTTATTTTTATCTTTGGAATTTAGCCAGTAGAACTACTGGTGTGTTAGAATCAGTGATAGTTTTCTTCATTGAGTAAGTCGTTGAATTTTTCCAACGCCTTAATAGATACTTTGTTATTTGCTTTTTCTGGTCTGATTGATACATTTAAGTGAGTATCAATGATGTGTTTTAGTTCTCTTGAAAGGGTTATTTTCCCCTGTTGGATTCCCTGTCTGTATGTCTTTGGCGGTTTATATTGTCCTGTTACTTGTTTCCCTGTTGACTGTCCACCAGCTGTAATATTGTACATCTGGAAACCTTTATCTGCAAAAGCCTTGATTGTTTCAATTTCTTTCTGGTCAAGTTCACTCTTTTTACAAGTTCTGTATGCAAGTTTCCAACCAGTAGGATTACTTTCACTGTAAAACTTATGTTTTTTAAGGCTTAATGCTATGTGGTCATATTCGCCTAAATGGCTCGCACATCTCTCGCAAAGGTTGACTGCCTGTCCACAATACGCTCGGTTTATTCCGGCTTCGTCAGTTCGGTAAAACACGTATATACCACTAGAATATGGAATGCTTGGACATATCCTTTTTATTCGATTCTCTCGTTCTCGCTTCATAGCGAAAACTCTACTATAATCCACCAGGCATCACTCCTTTCCAATCTGGTCAATGAGTTTCTTACATTCATCTTTAACATAGGCAAGTGAACGAATTTTGCAATCTGGATCTTTATTTAATTCTCGCCAGCAATCTCCCATTATTTTAAGCTTTTTTTTGAAGCCTGGTTCTTCCCCGAAATACTGTTCTGCTGTCTCAATATCATAACCATCGAAACAATGAGCGCAGTCAAAACCAATCCACCATGTATCATCATCGTCACAATCGTGTAGAAATGGTTCTGAATAAGTAACTCCACCATGGCAGTCAAGATAACCTAAATCATCAACAATTTTCTTTGCCAGCTTATGGCTGTTAGGTATTCCAACGTATCCGCACCTGTATGCTCTAGGCATGAACAGGACTACACATTGGTAACCTTTATACTCGAATTTAGTTTCTAAAACTGGTTCCATTTATTTATCACCCCTCCTTAACTAAACGGAAATTCATCTTCCATACCGCCTAAATCTGGCACATCCATGAAACTAGGTTCTGGCGGCGGTACTGGTCGTGTGTCTGTTTCCTGTGTCTGTGGTGACTGGCTCTTTCTTTCTGCAAATTCATGTTCTGCAACAAGGCAATCATTTGAGTAAACTTTTTCACCATTTTTGTTCGTATAGTTTCCAGTCTGCCATTCACCACGCACATTTACTTTCGTGCCTTTTTTAAGATATTTCTCTGCGAATTCTGCATTTTTTCCAAGACATACGCAAGTGATAAAATCAGATTTTCTTTCTGTATTCTTTTTCACTCTTCTCTCGACAGCCAAAATATATCTTGCGATTTTGGTATCATTCGTTCCCATTCTGATATCTGGATCAGCAGTTAATCTTCCAGAAAGAATAACAATATTCACAATTTATCACCTCTCAATCTGAATGTCGCATCTAATAAGTGCGTGTTTGATTTTCTTTGTATTTCCTGTTACAGTTTCTTCTTTCCCGATAACAAAGGAAATATCATCTTCTGTTACGTTGAATCCTTTTGTTTTGATATGCTCCATGATGATTTCTTTAATTTCATCTGTGCCGATTCCGATTGTTATTTCCAATGGTGTTACCTCCCTGGTTTGTATACTGGTGGCATTGGTTGCCATGCAATGACTGGGTAATATGCAATTCCGTGTTCTTCTACCATGCCCCATCTTCCACCGCCTAAATATGTAAGGGTTGTTGGTAACTCGGCGTCTTTTATGGTAACGTTGTATTTTATCTTATCTTCTGGGCTTTCTCTCACATCTGGCTCTGGCGGTAACTTCACATCTGTTGGAATCCACATATCCGCAGGACTGTAGGAACAGATCAGTTCTTCAACTTTCTTGATTGCGTCATTCCAACCTTTGTCGTACTTACATTCCTGTTCGGAAGGTTCTGGCTTTTTCAGTTTGTCAAGTGTTTTTAAGAAGATTTTCATTGATTAATCCTCCTTGACTTTCTCAATAGTTTCTTTTATTGCTTCTTTCACAGCCTTGGTTTTAATCATCTTATCTGCCAAGGCTTTTGCCGCTTCCTGTACGATCACGTTTTTATTCTCTTCTAGTATCTCGGAAATATGAGAATGTATCATCCTACACAACGGCTCATTGGTTTCTCTACTACCATATAACTCTTTTTTATAAATAACTCCTTTGATTTCTTTGGTAATTTTTTCAACTACCTTGTCCTCAACATTTTTACGGATTTCCTTTGCAATTTCTTCCTCATTGACACCAATCGTTACTGGTACGCTGAATACGCTCATTTTCAATTTCCCTCCCCTATAGCTATCACATCACATCCAATAAATACCAATTCCTCATGTTCACTAATTCCATAGCCGACAGATCTTCTTCCTACTTTAAAAAATACATTATTTGTATTAACCGTAACTCCTTCAGTTTTTTCCATATAATCAGAAACAATAGCTTTCAAAATATCTTCATTTAAGAAAGTTTTTCTTTCGACTATCGGATGTTCTTTTGGCATATATTCAAGCCATGTCTCTATACCTTTGTATTCTTTTCCTTCTGTGTCAGTCCATTCGCCATTTCCAGTATATGCAAGCATGATGATTCTTTCAGAGTTTTTCAGCTTTACATAATACAAACATGCGGTATCATCAGTTGGAGCTTCTGGAAGCATATCTCTTACTGAGCGCCATGCACTAGTTGAAGGAATTGTTTTTCCTGCTTTACGGTCTACATGCTCCTGTCCTTTAATTACATAGTTTCTAAATTTTTTTGGCATTAATTTTCTCCTTTCAATTATTCAGTCGAATTGTTTTCCTTATCATCTTCAACTGCTTTCCAAATACAATCCATAACAGATGCATAATCAAGCAGTATTTCTCTTTCTCTGATGTTTCTTCCGTCTTTTTCATGCCAATCTCTCACTATATAAAGTTCGGCATTTGCAGAAAGAATATCTGTTTTCATGTCCCAGTATTTAATATGAATTTCATAAGCTGCATTTGCAGAAATTGGATTTACATAAATTCCTTTTGTTACTTCTTTCCAATCTTTTAATTCAATTGATACCATCTATTTCTCCTTTCAAAACGGACATAAGTCCAAATTAACTTCTAGCCCCGGTCTGGCAATCTGCACCAGGGCATCATCCCAAACCACCGCTTCTTTTATCTCCTTCAAAATCTGTTCCGGGTCAGCTGCTTCATTACTCAAATGAACCAATGTTACCGTCCGTAATTCTGCCGTATGGTTTGTTTTTACTAGGATTTTGCAAGTATCTAAGGAACAATGCCCTTTAAGCCTGTGCGTGTAATTTTCAGCTGTTTTGTCAACCAATTCTTTACAATAGTTACACTCAATAACAAAGTGGTTCAGTCGCATTGCTTTGAAGTTGTACTTGCAGTATTCAAAGTCTGTCATGTACAGCAGTTTTCCCATTTCTTCATGTTCTACGATATAACCATAATTGAAGCACGGAATAAGTTGCCCTGTTTCCTTATCCCTTGTAGTATGTGGCAGATAGAACGGTATTACTGTAAATGAACCAACCCGAAACGGTCTTTTCTCTGGAACTCCTTTCATTAATTCACCAGTGATAATTTGCAGATGTTCCACAGTTTCATCATTGGTGTAAATCTGAATACCTAAATTCATCAGATTTTTAAATGATTCACGGTGATCACTCAACCGTGTTCATGGGTAAGAAGCACGCCAGAAACATCACTTGTTCTGTAATCAATAGCTTTCAGAATGTCTTTGTATCTGCATCCGCAGTCCAGAAGAAGCATTTCTCCGCTGTTCGATTTCAGAACATAGCAGTTTCCGTGGGTGCTTCCTGTGTTTACTACTCGCATGAACATTTATTATCACCTCTATTTCTAAATATTCCTTTAAATCAGTTTTCTTCATTCACAACAATACCGCCGTGGATAATAACTCGCTTTCCGTCCGAATCGTCAAAATAAACTTCATTTTCAGATTCGGAAACATCGAACTTCCCAGACCAGGACTTGATTTTACCGCCATTGTAATCGTAAACAGTTACGGTACGGTTCAGACCACCGTTCCAATTACTTGAAAAAGATTTTACTTCCCTGTCAAAGCTTGCGGTACAGCCTGTGATTGATACACAAGCTGTTACTGCTGCCACAATAATCAATTTCTTTTTCATTCTACATTTCCTCCTGGCTCATAAATGACGGAATTTCTGTTTCCACTGGCTCTGCTGCCGGGACTGGTTCTTCGGAATATCCATCTGATTCAACGACAAATTCCTCACTATTTGCGCACTCATCAATTTCATTCTGAACTGCTTTTTCTGGATCAGTTTCAATTTCTACGCCAGCATAAAAAGCATTCTGCTGTGTTGGATTCTCAAAATCCAGTTCAATGTGCTTGCACAGTCTATGTAATACAGTCTTTTTGTACATTTCACCAGTAAAGTTTTTCCAAGCTGGACTATTTGAAGCCTTACTGGATTTTCTCGTGTTTTCAAGGTCTGCCAAAGTCATAGTATCGTAAGCCATGCCACCATCTTTATAAAGAACAACTGCGAATGCTCCAATGATTTTTCCGTCATTAAAAGCTTTTGGTTTGAAGCTGAATGTCTGTTCGCCATTTTCGATAGATTCTTCGAAATCATCACCCTCACGAACCAGTTTTGCATAAATATCCTTTATCGGGCGAATAGAATATTTCTTTGCCAGCTTCTTCGCCCCTCTGTAGTCCGTTTGGTAATTAAGCTGATTTCCATATGGAACCAAGTAACACTCTTTTGAATAAAAATCCAAGCCCAAATAAGCGCCCTTCATCAGTCCAGACATCAACTGTGCTTTGCTATATTTCTGCAACTGTGGATTATCATTTACCAGAGCAAGTGCATTCTGTACGAATCTTGCCTTGTTAAAATCTTTTGGAAGTGCTTCTGCTACTGAATTTAGCTTTTCAGTAAGAGCTACGCTAAATGTCTGCGGTTCCTGGTTTGCTACCTGTGTTGTTTCTGCCATATCAATTCTCCTTTTCTCTTTTTTATATTTGCTAACACGCTATTGCGTGATTGCATCAGTTTTGTAACTATGTTATTTGATATACCTCTCAAACCATGATGAGAGAACACCGTCCTGCAAGCTCGTTTCGTACCTGTGTTATTTAATATACCCCTCCGGGGGCGTTCCTGCTGCCTGTTCATAACTGATTTTTCAGCCATGTTTCGTACCTGTGTTATTTGATATACCTCTCAAACCTCAATTTCCAATATTCAGTTTACATAGGTTCTTGTGAGTGAAATATTTTCCTCACATTCCAGGTGCAAAATCACCTGTGACTTGATTAAGCCAATTATTTCTGTTATTCTAATAATAAATATAGTTTGTTCTATATTTCATATGGAGCAGCCAGTCTGTCGCCAAACAAGTTACTGGCTGTTCCTTTCTTTTTTTAAAGCTCTTTCGCCGTCAAATCTCCGTCCGTCACTCTAAGCACAATCATCTGTCTGTCCAATAAAGGAAGTCGCTCGACATTTACGGATTCGCTATCGTCAATCCAAATCGGCAGATTCAGCCCATTCATTTCCTGTAATCCATTCAGTAAATCAACCTCGCAAAGAATTTTGTCGGAATGATTTAATCCGCTATTGTAGTCAATTCCATTGCAGATCATCTTGCAAGTTTCCACTGGATTTCCCTCAATCGTGTAATCAAGGAAACTGAACTGGAAATGCTTAAAGTATGGATTGATTTTCTCTGCCAGTGCTTTATTTTTCTGAATTGAGAAGTTAAGAACGGTGTCAATGTTTTTTTCAATATCAGCTTGAACTTGTCCAAGGCTTTTCAGTTCCTCATTCAGTTCGGCTACTCGCTTTTCTTTTTCTGTGACTGCTGCCTGTGCAATCTTAATGTCTGCATCCACATTGGAAATCTGTTTCATGACATTGCTGATCTGCATTCTTAATTCCTGTTTCTTTCCAGGAACATCATCAAATGATTTCAGTTTCTCTTCAAATTCTGAAATTCTCGCTGTAACCGCAAGATATTCTTCATCATTTTTCATATCTACAGATTCTGGAAGCTCCGTAAATTTGGACTGTTCTTCCTCAATCTGCTTAGTGAGTTCAGCAACTTCATCCTGTGCCTCACTGATTTCCGACTGTAATTTGTTGATTTCCTCGTTAGTTTTCTTTAATTTTGCAGCGGAAGTATTTCCAAGATCACAAGTTCCTTTCAACTGGTTCTGTTTTGCTGATTCCCAGTTTTGCTTTTTGGTTAATTCATTTTCAATTCTAAACTTCTTCTTTTCTTCAAAGGAAGCTCTCAATTCGGAAACTTGTTCTTCTGGCAGCTCTTGTCCACAGGTAGGGCAAATAGTATCAGAATCATTGAATGTTTCAGCTTCAATGGCCTTCAGTCCAGAATCATCCCACTCCATTTCCTTGATTCTCGGATAGTCCTGTCTGGCTCTATCCAAGTCAGCTTTTGCTTGTTGTGCTTCCCTTATGTGGTTATCCAGTTCCATTCCAATAATACGAATGCTTGATTCCTTTTCTGATTTTTTTAACCTAAGTTCGGAAACTGTATCAGAAATGAATTTTTGTCTGGCTCTTAACCATTCATTCGCTTTGCTAACCAGACCATCCCTGGAAGATTTCAAACCACGGATTTCATATGAAAGGCTGTCATAGCCTTTTGCTGAATCTTCAAGAATCCGTTCCTGTTCTTCCAGTTTGGAAAGCTCCGCATTAAGCTCCTGTTTTTTGGATTCTAGGGAGGAAGTGTCTTCCGCTTCAACACTTCTATTGGTTTCATACTTGATTTCCGTGTCTTTTTCATCGCATCTCTTTTTCTGATCTCTTAAATCTTTTCTTAATTTTTTCAGAGTGTTTTCTATAGAATTTCCTTTTGTTATTTCGCTTAAAGAAACATATTGAGGATTGTCTAAAATAAATTTATTTACGTCAAATCCTGCCATCTCCCCAAGCTTTTTTCTGGCTTCCGAAGTGGATTTCTGTAAAATATCAAGAAAAGTTTTTGGATTACTGCACATCAGAAGCGTTGAAGGTTCTGCTATTGACTGGATGAACTCGGTATAATCCTTTGATTTAGCCGGGAATCCGTCAATTTCATAAGAAGTTTCATTTCCATCGAATACCTCTTCTGACTGTCCTCTTGGTTTTCTCCACTTTTGCTTTGTGATTTTGCGGATCACTTTTTCTTTCCCATCAATCGCAAGTGTAAGTTCTCTTACAACATCAACCTTTGGCACTTCCACGCCATTTTCTTTTCTGCGAATAGAAGTAGGTTCTGTACCATTCGCCATCTTACCTGTCAGAACGTCCAAATATGCGTCCTGCAATGTGGATTTTCCTTCTCTGTTTCTGCCAGAAATCTCTGTTCTCGGAAACAAATCTACAGACTTACTTGGAAACTTCTTGTAATTCTCCAAGTAAATTTTTTTTACTTCCACTTTCAT